TGAAGGAAGGCACCAAGATCGCCACAGATGGCTTTTCGGCCTATCGCAAGCAGCTACCTGATTACGAGCATGTCGCCGCTGTGGCCTCTGGCAAGGCGGCGGGAACCCATTTGCCGGTTGTCCATACCCTGTTTTCAAACGTGAAGTCTTGGCTGGTCGGTACGCATCATGGAGTTAGTACAAAGCACCTGCCTCGGTATCTGCGGGAATGGTCGTATCGGTTCAACCGGCGTGGGCTGATCGGCAAGCTGGATCATTTCATTTTGCGGCGAGCGGTGAACAAAGCGACCATCACGTATGATGAACTGGTGGCTGGTGTAAGACTGCAAGGCGCCGCATAAATACTCCCCATGCGATATTATGAAATCATTGGTGAGAGCGCCGAGCGAGATGTGGCGATGGGAGGCAAGGCTCAACGCATGGCGTCCCAAGTCGCGGAACGCATACGCAATGGGCTGAAGGCAGATGCTGAGACAAGGCTGTTTCGCGACACGGTCCTTATGTGGCGCATGGAAACGCTTGGATTAACTGAAAATGAATCAGCCCTCAGTGAATGGTGTCTTGTGTTGGCGCCAAACCAAAGTCGCGGAGGCTGGGCAGTCACTGGTGCGACAATCCGCAACGAGAAAGCTATCGTCCTTGATCGGTATTCCCAAGTCGTGGTGATTTATGGTTTACGCGAGGTCAATAATTTCGGCGGAGGCATTTTAGCAACTGAACCCACATTTGTACGCGTTTTGGCGCATGAGTTTCTACACATGCTAGACATACTACGTCTTGACAATATTGAAGTAAAACCAGACCCAGTGGGAAATTATATGGATCGTATCGATCCTCAAAGATATTTCAATAAACCATTGGAATACAATGCACGATTCCATGATCTAGTCAGTAGTCTGACCTCGGTTGGTGCATCGGCTCCGGAGGAACGATTAGATTTGGCTGATGAGGTTGGTCTGACCGGCGATTTTAAGAAAGACCTTGAACACCTGCTAAAGCCGCAAGATCGGGATGGAACGGATGAGTTCTTAAAATGGCTCACCGAGCCGCGCCGGAAGGCTCTGCTTCGTCGTCTCTACAAATTGTATCAGCATGTATGGGCGCTTGTGGTGCAAGCCGAGGTCGAATAAGGTATAATTAGATAATGTGATAAGGAAGTTCAATCGATGAAAATGCGCCAAATTATGAACTTGGTCGAAAATGTTACGACAGACGTGTTCCCCGTTCCTCCTAAGCCAGTTGAGGAGGAGGGGATGACCGTGGGCAAATATCAGTATGCGCGTATCGCATATCTTGGCACGATCATCGCTAATGAAATGGTTGGAACAGATCGATCGTGGAACCGGGCAACCGCAGTGCGCAAAGCTATGAAGATCGTGAACGAAATAGGCGGGCAGGGCGGCTATACTGACGAAGCTTGGTTGGACTCAGCCCGCGCCTACATTAAGACAGGTTACCGTGAGTATGGGATAAGTTCCTGCCTTGACCTTGATAATATATGGAAGAAGGAAGACAAGTCGCGGAAGCAACAACAGCAGGACCAAAAACATAGGCAGGAAGTGGCTGCGCGCGTCTCGGCCAGCTTAGCGAGAACCACTGGTTGATCGCCACCATAATCCGACTATAAATCATCGAGCTAGATGGTAAGCGTTGCCATTGCAGCATCTGTCGATAAGCGATCGAATTCACTGATCACCGGTCAGATTTACCTCGTCAGGCGGCACTTCGATCCGACGAACTTTTTCGCCTCGACCAGAAACACTTTCCCATCGTCCGATCTCCCGAAAGGCGGAACCATGTTTGGGATCGTCGGTCTGTTCATATTGGCTGATGCGAATTGCGTCCGTGAGACCATTTTTTTTACGGGCTTTTTCCCGCATCACCTCCGGGGGCGTAAATCCCCGATCGATGATCGTTTGCAGCCCTTCGCTCCGGACGCCCCGTTGTTTCGGGTCAGAGACCTCAAAATAAGCAACGGTAAACGGCCCCTCAATCCGAATCGTGTTACCGGCAAGCCATATCCAGCCACCGACTTTCGGCTCAGGGCGCCTCATAGGTATTTCGTTCCCTTCGGCAATTTTCATAATCTCACGCATTTGCATTGGCTAGGTATCTTTCTCGGGCATTTTACGAGCAGGCCATATCATATTTTCACGCCGAACCCTGTGCGTCAAGAAACATCGACGCTTCGTGCTCGTAAGTATATTTAATGCATACAATGGTCTAGGTGTGCTAACCGGATAGGCACAATGATTAATTTGCCTATCCGGTTAGTGCAGGTTGGACTGGCGAGTCCAGTAAGTCGATGATCAGCGTATGCGCGTCCACAACCAGAGGTTTAATCACATGTCGTGTGGGTATATGATTAACGCGCTGTTCTACTTAGGTGTGGGTTCAAATAATACATACATGCGTATGCGAAACATGGTAAATATAGGCATCAATTTTACGAGCCGATATTTATGTCTGTATTTTTATATGAAGACGATTGCCTGCACGTACTGAAGAACTTACCAGAGAGTTCAGTCGATTCGATAATCACCGACCCGCCTGCTGGGATTTCGTTCATGGGTAAGACGTGGGACTCAGACAAAGGCGGGCGCGACCATTGGATTACTTGGATGACGCAAGTTTCCGCCGAATGCCTCCGTGTCATCAAGCCGGGCGGTCACGCGCTTGTATGGGCTTTGCCTCGAACTACGCATTGGACAGCGACCGCTTGGGAAAATGCTGGATGGGAGGTCAGGGATCGCGTAGCGCATTTGTTCGGAAGTGGATTTCCGAAGTCGCACAATCTCTCTGGCGATTTAGAGGGCTGGGGGACAGCACTGAAGCCAGCGTGTGAAGATTGGTGGCTGCTCCGCAAGCCATTGATCGGCACAGTGTTAGAAAACGTGTTGGCGCATGGAACGGGCGCGATGAACATCGCTGCTTGCCGAGTAGAAACTTCTGAAAATCTCAATGGCGGCGCTTACGCTCAGTCAGGTCAAGAACGATATGATGGCGCAGAGAACTGGCGCTATCGCCGGAACGGAGATGCTGGCGATTTCGTGCAGCCGACTGGACGTTGGCCTGCAAACATCGTTCACGACGGCTCAGACGAAGTATTGGAAGCGTTCGCAGCGTTCGGTGAAAAGCAGACCACTATGCGAAAGGGCTATATTAATGACCGCGACGCAGCAGTGTACGGGAAGTACGCGAACAGCCCGACCAATCCCAGCAATACATATGCGGACTCTGGATCAGCCGCCCGCTTTTTTTACTGCGCTAAACCTTCAAAATCAGAAAGAAATGGCAGCAAGCACCCCACCGTCAAGCCGGTCAACCTCATGCGTTACCTCTGCAAACTGGTCACGCCTAAAGGCGGCACAGTTCTTGACCCATTCGCCGGATCAGGTACTACCGGAGAAGCCGCAACTCACGAAGGTTTCAATGCAATCTTGATTGAGCAAGAACCGGAATACTGCACCACCATTCGCTGCCGTCTCGCTTTATGGCTTACGCCAGAGCCAATGCCCAATCCAGCAACATTGTCCCTACAAAATCCTTCTTTATCATCGCACGATGCCAGCCAAGATAATTCGCAAGGTATTTCGTCGCCACACCACGGCACCGGTCATTTACCAACACCTTCAACTTGCCGTGATGTGAATTTACCCGACCAAGACTCAGGCGACCCACGCGACGGGCTGGCGTCGGCACCGGGTTCATCTTGACCGAGCGCGGCGTCTGCGTCGGAATGAAGATTCTCCGGTGTTCTACGCCAGCCGCGTCTGCGATCCGCTCATAGACATGTGCGCCGTCCGAACAAAGAATCGAACCGGGCGCGATCCGCCCTTCCAATTCAGCTTCGATATCACGGAGCGAGGTCAGGATCGTCTCATAGATGCCGCCTGAGTTGTCCAGCGCGGTCAGCACCGGTACTTGCTCAGACGACAGGCCGGGCTTGCTGGCGCCCCATGCACGCGGGCGAGCGGCACGATTTTCGGGCGGGTTGCCCTTCTTCCAGCCGCGACTGCCCTTGAACGACCGGAGAAAGAAAGTTTCGTCCACCTCGATCACGCCCGAAAGAATAATCGCAGAGTTATTTGCTGCGGCTTTCAGGAAGCGATGCCTCCAACGCCAAACAGTAATGTGGTTTACACCGATACCGGCTTGAACAATCTTCCTGATGGAGCGGTATTCAGTCATGTGGCTGAGATATTGACCCCATTTCTCGGGCTTACGAGCACGCGCCATCGGTGTGCCAGTCAAGATGTTGTAGGTGCGGTGGCATTTGCCATTGCAGCATATAAAGCGTTGCCGTCCGCGCTTGTCTTTACCATGCAATGTTGCGCCTCTGGTCGAGCAATGCGGACATTGCCGCAGATCAAGAGTGAGATTGGTTCGCCGTGCGAGACGGAGTTCTGCGATCTGTTCGGATACGATGGTCTGAATGAGGCGTTCGAGGTCGAGAACCTGAGAGGCGGTGGCCTCGGTGATCTGTGCCTTGAGCCGTTCAAACCGAAGAAGTTCCATGCAGTCGGTTTAGCATGAACTCTTGATTTGTCAAGAACATATCGGGAACACAATGGCAACCCACACCTAAGTAGAACAGCGCGATGATTAATAATCTGCCTATCCGGTTAGCACACCTAGACGAACGTATGTTATAAATATGCCTATGGAAAATGACCTTAGACGATGGATGCGGTTGGTGGAGCAGAAACTTCGCGAAGACCTCTGTTTGATTTTACCAAATCCATACGACAAGGATGGTCCTCGTATTCAAGTATATCGAAATCCAACGTCGGGTGAGATGCGCGATGCTTTTCGTGAAGCCCAGTTCCATGCGTTGCGGGGCATTTTAGACTTGGCGACGGCGACGGTCTATGTGTGGGACGCTGCGTTCGAACATTCGGGCATTGAAGCGAAGTTAGATACGGCGGCGGGTTACGATGGTTTGTTGCTGTGGCTGAAAAAAGACCACGTACGTATCCAATGGAGCCATTGGAATGACTTTGATACGAAAGAAGAAGCCGAGGCGGACTTAGCAGAAATGATTACAAAGGTCTCTGCGCGTTGCGACAACCTGTGGCGCGCATACGGTCGGCGCGTGCCGCTGTTACCGGAAGAAGATGAGAATGATGAAGCTCGACCGTGGTCATAGCCGTATACGTCTCGGTGACTTACTGGACTGGTGAGTCCAACCTGTGCTAACCGGATAGGCAAAATGATTAAGGCGCTGTTCGACTTATGCGTGGGTGATGAATTTCGCATACAGCCGTAGGCATAAATACCGTAACATCCGGAGACACAGCATGACCTCATCAGAAACAGTCAAAAACGAGCAAAACGAATGGCAAGCCATGCTTCATCGGCTCAGGAATGCAGGATTTTATATACCTACCACTTGGTTCAATCCGCCGCTCAGCAACCCAGCGCAGGATTCTTGTTAGACGTGGCGACTTATGCGTGGATGATCGAAATCCGCATACAGGCGTAAGCCGGATCGGGGCAAATGCGGAAGCTAAATATGGTCGTCATTTTATTGAGACGACCATCCAGTGTCCGTATATCTCCATGAAGGCGATTGCCTCGACGTATTGAAAACTATGCCCAGCGAATCGGTTGATTCGGTCGTGACCGACCCGCCGTACGGCCTGTCATTTATGGGCAGGAAATGGGATTATGACGTGCCAACCATTGCCATCTGGCAAGAAACGTTGCGGGTCTTGAAGCCGGGTGGTCATCTGCTGTCATTTTCCGGCACCCGCACGTATCACCGCATGGTGGTGGCGATAGAGGATGCTGGTTTCGAGATCAGGGACCAGATTGGCTGGCTCTATGGTTCAGGATTTCCAAAAACGCCCAATGCGTTGAAGCCTGCTTGGGAGCCGATCGTGCTGGCCCGCAAGGCATCGAGCGGTACAGTAGCGGAAAACATAGTGGCGCATGGAACAGGCGCAATAAATATCGGCGAATGCCGAGTACAATATACCTCTGCATCTGATTTCGAAAATGCAAAAGGTGGCAACAGCGGAAGCGTATCGTGCGATATGGACGGGTGGGGTTTTAAGACTGCTAAACCGCAGAGTGCGAAAATTTCTGCTGATGGACGATGGCCCGCCAACGTCATCCATGACGGCTCCGACGAGGTGTTGGAGGCGTTCGCGGCGTCTGGTGAACGAGGGGCTGGTGGAGGTAAACAGCGTATTATAACTCGAAATACCGCCCTCGGCAGAATGAATGACGGCGCATGGAAACCAAAGTCAATCGAAGGTGCGCTGCGCGATCATGGCGATACCGGCACTGCCGCTCGGTTCTTTTATTGCGCCAAAACATCGAAAGCCGAACGCAACGGCAGCAAGCACCCCACGGTCAAGCCGGTCAGTCTCATGCGCTATCTGTGCAGGCTGGTGACGCCGCCAAACGGCATCGTCCTCGACCCATTCGCTGGTACCGGCACGACGGGTCAGGCCGCCATAGATGAAGGTTTCAGCGCCATCCTGATCGAACAAGAACCTGAATACTGTGCAACCATCCGTTGGCGGCTGGCTCTTTGGCTTACGCCAGCGCCCGATCCAGCAGCGCTAACCCAGCGAAACCCTTCCGTACCATCGCCCGATGCCAACCAAGATAATGCTCAAGATATTTCGTCGCCACCCCACGGCAGCGATCATTGATTAGCACTTTCATCTTGCCATGATGCGAATTTACCCGACCAAGCCCAAGCCGCCCTGTCTGGCGCTTCGTGCGCACCGGATTGCGCTTCACCGACCGAGGCGTCTGGGTTGGCACAATGACGCGGCGATGCTCCACACCAGCCGCCATCGCGACCCGCACATAGGCTTTCGCCCCATCGGAACACAGGACCGAACCGGAAGCGATGCGACCCGCTAGTGTTGCTTCAATGGCGGTCAGCGAGGGCAGGATCGACTCGAAGATGCCACCGGAGTTGTCCAGTGCAGCCAACACCGGAACTTGTTCGTTGGACAGACCGGGTTGGCTGGCGCCCCATGCACGCGGACGGGCGGCGCGGTTTTCGGGCGGCTTACCTTGCACCCATCCACGGTTGCCCTTGAACGACCGCAGAAAGAACGTCTCATCGGCTTCGACTACACCGGATAGGATGGTCGTGTTGTCATTGGCTGCGGCCTCCAGGAAACGGTGACGCCAGCGCCAAACGGTGGTGTGGTTAATTTTGATGCCGGTCGCCACGATCTTTCGGATGGACAGGTATTCCGTCATATGGCCGAGGTATTGTCCCCACAGATTGGACTTGCGGGCGCGAGCCATCGCTGTGCCGGTGAGGATGTTATAGGTGCGATGGCATCCGGGGTTGCGGCATAGGAACCGCTGGCGCCCGTTGCGCTCCTTGGCATGCAACGTGGCGCCTTTGGTGGCGCAGCGCGGGCAGGTGCGGGCTTCGATGACGGCGTTGGTTCGGCGTGCCAGCCGGAGGTCGGCGATCTGTTCTGATACGATGGTCTGAATAAGCCGTTCCAGATCGAGCACTTGAGACGCGGATGCCTCGGTGATCTGGGCTTTGATGCGCTCAAACTGCTGATATTCCATGACGTTGGTGTATCAGGAACTTGCGCTTTGTCAACGATCTTGTTGCATATCCATGTACACCCACGCATAAGTCGAACAGCGCCATGATTAATCTGCCTATCCGGTTAGCACACGTGATACCGTCGTATGTCATAAATAATCGTATGCTCCCCTACGGTTTTGGTGAATTGTTGGCTTGATCGTATACGGCAGCGACCCCGATCTTCACCGCATCAACCCCGTGCGACCGATCTCCTGACGGCTATATAGAAGTCAGTAAAGAGCGTTTTGAAGGGCATCGAGGGTATCAGCCAGACGAAGTTTGACATCGAAGCGCTGCTCTGCCCAGTACATAGCCTTGAGAACATCCAACTCGGGCTTCTTGACAGCTAACTCTTTGATAAACTTGTAGGCTTTAACCAGTCGCTCACCGTCATCTCCACCAGAGATGGAGAGATCGAAAGCCTCGTTGATCAAGTTCATAATCTTGCGCATGGCAGTTACTCAGAAGTGCGACTCTATTTATGTAATATTTATGCTCCTTGTGTAATCATCCCGCGCACAAGTTCATCATAGGTGATCGTCGTTTTGTTTACCGCCCGACGCAGAATGAAATGATCCAGCTTGCCGATCAGTCCGCGCCGGTTGAACCGATACGACCATTCCCGCAGATAACGCGGCAAGTGCTTCGTGCTGACCCCATGATGCGTCCCAGTCAGCCAAGACTTCATGTTGGAGAACAGCGTGTGGACGACCGGCAGATGCGTCCCAGTGGCCTTGCCAGAGGCCACAGCGCCAACATGCGTGTAATCAGGTAGTTGCTGGCGGTAACTGGAAAAGCCGTCCGTCACGACGCTGCTGCCCAGTTTCACATTCGACCGGATGAACTCGCCCAGCACCTTCGCGGTCGCGTTGGGAGCCACAGCGACCCGCATACTGCCAGCAACGTAACCCTGCTTACGGATACCCTTGTGCTGCTTCTCGGTGGCTGGCACCCGTTCCACAACCACTACGATGAGCGATTTGTCCTCGTCCTTGCCACGTCCGCGATTGCCGGGCTTGCCTTTGCCACCGTAGAAGGTTTCATCGACTTCCACGAAATCCTGCAACTGGAAATCAGTGCTTTCGGACAAGGCATGGCGCAGTTTGTGCGCCATCAACCATGCCGTGTCATATCTGATCGACAATTCGCGGCACAGCATCATGGCTGATACGCCGCGTTTGTCGTGCATCATCAGGTAGCTGGCAAGAAACCACTTCCGCAAATCGGTGCGAGTCTTGTGAAAGATTGTGCCCGCTGTGATCGAGTGCTGGTGGTCGCATTCGGCACAGGTAAACAGGCGCGGACGGCAGTTGAGGTGGTACGCCTCGGTGGAGGGGCATTTCGTGCAGACGAAGCCGGTCGGCCAGCGCAGATCATACAACGCCTGAATGCACGATGCCTCAGTGCAGTATTTCTCGGCAAACGACAGGAAGGAACTCGGCTTGTACATGACCTGAGTTGTATCAGGTATCGCAACGTTGTCAAGGGTTTAGATGAATACCAGTGTAGCACACGTGACATCATGGTATGTTCATAAATATGGTCATGGAAAATGCTCTGAGACGGTGGATGCAGTTAGTGGCCGAGCGGTTGGACGAGAAGGTTCATAAGATATCGATCTTCAGCGGTCGTCGCGAACTTCAAGTCTACGAAAATCCGTCGCAAGTTCAAGTAAGTAACGTTATAGAAAGCAGCGAATTCAATGAAGCACGAATGGTGTTAGATACCGAGGGTAACCTTTTCATTTGGGACGCGTCATTGTCGGATCACTACAAAGTTGCGAATTCTTTGGGCATAACGGCAATATACAATGGGTTCATTGACAGACGTGGCATCACGTTGCGAGGCACGTACAAGGATTTATCTGCTATTCGCCATAAGCTACAACAGGCTCCGATGATCATTCGAGCGATGGGTAGCGATGTGTCTGTTGGTCTCCACTAAATATTCCAATGAGATACCACGAAATCATCACTGAGGCTCGTCCGAAAATTCCATACAACGGCTTACAGCGTTGCACCGCCGTTTCTGTTAATGCCATTTTGCAACATTTTGGCTTCCCGCCAATATCCATCGAGGAAGTGGGCTGGGAGGGCGTGTCTGTCGAGTCTGCCTTAATCAAACGTGGCTTAAGTATCAGACCAATCAATCAGACAATCCATACTCTGGGTACAAGATATACAGTAAAAACTTTTGTCGCCAGTCATAATGTTGGTGTGTTCTCTTTATGGACGACCGGACATGCCATGGCGCTTGTCAACGGACAACTTTATGACACGGCGGAGCGAGGCGCGGACGGTCGGCGATTACAAGGAGTGTTTGAAATCTACAAACCGTGAACGCTATGGTATCACGTGTGCTAACCGGATAGGCAGAATGATTAAAGTGCCTATCCGGTTAGCACAGGTGATACCATAGTATGGTAAATAATCGTATGAAAATGCGTCAAATTATTCGAATCATCGAAGCTGCTAGCAACCCGCCAACAGACCCAGCCGTGCTTTATCGGCTCGCTGAAGCGCCCATGACTGTCATCGCATTCCACGGCACCCGCAAACGGTTTGGGCAGTTTGATCCCCAGTTTATCGGCAGTGCCAGTGACCGTGGCTATCTTGGTCACGGCTTCTATTTTTCCACAACCTTTCATGTAGCGGCCAGCTATGCCTATGATCATCCTGATGGTGCCGTTCTAAAGTGTCGTTTGACGCTCAACAACCCCTACAAATTGCACGTCGATAACGCCATCGAATATCAGACGCATTTCCATCAGTCTGATGTTCGTGCGTGGCTGGAAAAGTATCACTATGACAGTGTGATCTGCGCGCATTATCCACAGGATGCGGAAGATGACCATTCAACCGAAATCATGATTCTCCACGCCGATCAAATTACAATTTTAGATCGGCTTGAACCTGACGCAAAGGGCGTTGAAGGCTCGGGCGAGGATTTGCGTCAACATATGGAACAGCACCGAGGTTGGCATTCCGGTTGACTGCATACCATGGCATCACGTGTGCTAACCGGATAGGCAGAATGATTAAGGCGCTGTTCTACTTAAGCGTGGGTCTCTGGGATCGGAGGGGTTTTGAACCACGACAACGGTATCGGGACACCACAGTTCCACAGATGTCGGTTCGTGGCCTCCCATTGAGCGTCCAATTCGGCGTCTGGAGCGTCATTTTCGACTGGGATTTCTGATTTGTGCGTCATTATAATGATTCCTTGTGTTGTTTATTTAGGTTGACCCGGCACCCACGCTTAAGTCGAACAGCGCCATGATTATAGGTTCCGGCACGACAGCAATCGCCTGTATCAATTCAGGAAGAAGCTTCATCGGATTTGAAACGGATTTGGACTTCTTCAAAGCCGCCCGAGACCGGATCAAGTCTCAGACCGTGCCAACTGATAATTCTCCATTTACCTTTGGTTTAGGCTCCCTGTGAGCAGGCCCCAGCATACTACCAGCAACGAAACCCTGCTTGCGGATGCCCTTGTGCTGCTTCTCGGTGGCGGGTATACGCCCCAGCCCAAGTGTTCCATACTTCGATGGGTTTCCGCGTCCACTGTTCCAACGTCGTCAGATGACGCAACATGGCAAGCGATTGCATCCGCCCCAATGCCACCGCCGCCTCGCGAGCGTGCCACTGCGCCTCGTCTATCCGGTTAGCGCAGGTGACACCATGGTATGCATAAATATGCCCATGGAAATGGCCCGGATGAGACGATGGATGCGATTGATGGAAGCGGCGACTTTTCGGGCCTATCACGGCTCTCCACATGATTTCGATACATTCGACGCGGCGAAAATCGGTTCTGGCGAAGGTTCGCAACAGTTTGGATACGGACTGTATTTCGCCGGAGACAAAAGGACTGCCCGATCCTACAAGGCTATGGCAGCAAATCCAGCACGACGCGCTCAGACTGGCCTGACAAGGACGGGTCAGGACCAAATCGTTCTCGACAGTTTGATTCGTCTGTGCGCCCACAAATGGACACACGGGGATGTTAACAAACTAGCTGACCTTATCAGTAAACGTCCAGCAGCATTCGAGAAACCGGAAGCTATGTTGCAACGTATTGCATTATACCATGATAATTTACCACCTTCATATATGTATGAGGTGCAGATCGACGCAAACCTAGATCATTTTCTTGATTGGGACAGATCGGTAGGTCAACAGAACTCCTTGGTTCAAAACTTTCTCTCGCACCATATGACCCATGGGATCACGCCGCAAAGCAGTGGAGCCGAAGCGTATCGATTAATTGGCAGAGGACCGGAAGTAAGCGCAATCATGCTTGACGCTGGCATTCCCGGAATTACACATCGGGATGTTGGTAGTTTATACGGCGAGGACCGGAAAAACTACGTCGTTTTTGATCCTGCAACGGTCAAGATTGTCAGCAAAACCATGGATAACGAATGAACGCTATGGTATGCATAAATATCGTATGCGTTTGAGCGAAATCACCAGTGTGCCTTACGACGACAGGCAATATGAACCAACCGCGCGCAACATGCGGCAACCCGATCTTACCGATCGCGAAGCCCAAGCTGTTCACTGGTGGCGCGAACATGGATACTCACCAATCAACAGTGCATTGCGCGGGAACGATCCCGAATGGCCGATACGCAGCGACGATGAGATGCAGAGTGACTACGGTTTCACCATGACAACCGATGAAGCCGTGCAGCATCTCGACAATATTCAGGCTAAGGAGTTGAAACGCCAGCATACCATTAAAGTATTCCGAGGTGAACGCAGTCAGGAACGCACCGATCAGTTTGCGCAGATGGACATCGGCGCGTCCTACATTGAGCCTGGGTTCACCAGCGCCTCGATTGGGCCATCCTATGCCTTCTACTATGCCATGGGGCGCAATCAAACCAGCGCGCTCTCAATGATCCAGTTACCGCCATCGGTGCGCGCTGTATATGTATCCGGCAAGGAACACACAGAAATGGAAATGTTGATCGACCGTAATGTCCGCTTCACCTTGCAGGCCAAGCGGAACATCCCCAACCGCAATCCGCATTATCGTGGCCAGAACATTCTACTGTTCGCATGGAAGGCCGAGTCAGAACACCGCATACGGTAGTGTCACCTGTTCTAACGATCCGGCTCGATAATTCGGCGCAGCGTCCGCCGCTCCGCATCGGTCAACTCGTTCAGTCGCCATAACATCCACCATGCCGTTTTCTGCGTGATGTCGAGGTCACGAGCAAGCTGCGCACTAGATATCCCACGGCGCCAACTCTCAATGCCGTTGATCCATTTGTGCAATGGAATATGACTGCGATGGAAGATCGTCCCGGTGCGGATGGTAAAATCTATTTTGCAAGCGTTGCAGCGATAAAAGCCGCCCTTGCGGACGGTGATCCGATCCCCCGTGCCACACGCCGGGCATCGCGGGCCATCTGGCCATAAACGGCTTTCCAGGTAGCTCTGCGCAGACTCGGGATCGGAGAACATAATTCAATTTTAGCGAAAGAGTTTCAATCATGAATGCTACATCAGCCACCGATCTCGTGGCAATCCGCGACTTCGCGCGGACACTGCGCCTCGGCACGTTTCGTCGGGTTCGCGCTGACCTGTGTCGATTGGGCTATCTCGTGCCGGGCGATCCCGATGTCATAGCGCCTTTGGGACAAAGGCTCCTGGGGTTCGTCGATGATCCCAAACGCATAGACCGGCGTCTTCTGGCCTTAACCGCAGAGGGCCGCACCCTCGTCAGACGCCATTATGTGGCAGGCGAGCTTACCACTGAGGTGAAGATCGGCACGACGAACTGGAGTCGGTGGTAAGGCGGGGGGGTAATCATCGCCCCACTCTGGCTTAACATCACCATTCGACAATCACTTTGTAAGGGGTAGCCATCGGGCATCTTGATTATTTTTTTGTTGCGTCGCGCGGTGAATCGGGCGACTATCACGTATGATGAACTGGTTGCCGGTGTTCGACCGGCAGGAGCATAAAGGTATGAGCATTAAAAGAAACCCATCGCGGGCCTTCTTTGAGCGCGTGAAAATGGGCATATGTCCATCCTGCGGTAAAAAAGGATTAGGTCCGGTCAAAACTTCTGAGCCGCCAAATTTGCGTTTGATACGTTCATGTCGCTACTGCGTTGTCGATTATGACGCTCATTCGGCTCTGCGGCCTGATCCCACCCACGTCCCCACTAAATGCCCCATTTCACCGGTCCAAACGGACGATAGGTCAGATGTTTAGCGTTGATCGACTTGCCGATAAGGTCAGGCGCCATCTTACTGGCACCCGTGGAACTATCATGATAGATGATACCATCATGACCAGTTGCCTGAGCGATCTTCGTATAGGCTTTGGTATCAGCAATCGCATATACATCTACCTCAGTGTGTTGAAGTATGTGTGAAAACGTCTCCCAGTCCTCGCGCGCCACCGCACGGCGGACTGACGTTCGTAGTTCTTCCCAAAAATCAATATTCATCCCCGGTGGAAACCGAAAATGAAAAGGCACATCTCGATCGTTCATCAGGTAAAGCGCATAGATCAAATTACGAGTTTCTTGGACGTGTTCAGTCGCATCGGCAATCCCAGCAGCATATAAAGCATCCTCCAAACTGATCATGTCAGAGCCTGATAGATCGACTGGATTTTGCAAATCAAAATCGGCGCGCGTGACACGTGAGCCTGTCACATAGGCTTTGGATTTTGGATCAGCCGCATACACGGAAGCCACGTCGGGATCATCGGTAAACGACAGCGATGGTCGTTTGGTGTGTTCCGGGTCGGATCGGCTGCCGCGATAATACGTTGCCTCGATGATGTCACGCATTAGCATGTCGTATTTATGACAAACAGGGGTATAGGTGTTCTAACAGGTAGGCAGATTAATCATTCTGCCTATCCGGTTAGTGCAGGTTGGACTGATGAATTCCATCGTCGGGATGGCTTCAGGCAGGCCGAAGCGGATCGGCAATTACGATGTCACGCCCGCGTCGCATCAAGTTTGCTGGTTTGAGATCAAGGACGCATTGCGGCGTCACGATACTGCGAACGAAGGCGCATGCTTCGGCAAACATCGGATATTGGGCGGCAAATTCATCCGGTGGACGAAGCGCGTTGGCTGGGTCATTCAACCAGACCAGCGACTTTGGGTAGGTATCAAGCGGGCGCAAGCGCTCCACTATTGCGATGAAAACCTCTTGTCGTCCAATGTTGAACCGTGACCAATGCTGGAGCCTCATCTGTTTAGGGGTGACCATCCCGTCTCGGTCACGGGATCGTTATGGCGGTCGATGGATACAGCGTGTTGCCGCCATTCAGATTAGTGATCAACGCCTGTTGCCAGCTATAGGCATAGTTCGCGCAGGCAGTCGCAAAATTCTCAAACTGGAGAGCGGTAAAGGAATACTGCACGCCCTTGGCATCGGTGAAATTGAACGTCGTCCCACCGCCCGGCAATGGTCGTCCGGCGACGATATTGCCATTGATATTGCCGATCAGATTGGTCGCTTGGTCGTTCAGCGTGTAGGTTCCGGCGAGGTGGGGGGAACCATAACATTGCAAGGTCACGCCTTGGGCCATGATCCTTGGCTGAATATCTTGCAAGAGAACCAGGAATAAGTCTGCGGGACTGGCAATCACCGTCGGGAAGTAGCCGTTCGCGCTCCACGTCCGATAGGCGGGTGCTGTCTGCTCAACATAAGCCATCGTCGCACTGCTCCACACCTGCTTGAATCCAGTAACACTCCAGTACCAATCAGCGACGTTAAAAAATGTCATAGGTCTATTGATCCAAAATTCGGTTGAGTATCGAAGATGATTTAGCCGTAATAGCCACCGCCATAGACCAGAGCATTGCCGGTCCCCGCGAGACTACCGGGAAGATAGTTCAGACCAGCCCCATTTACGCCGAGATAGCCACCATTGCCGACGACGAACTTTAATCCGGTAGCCGTTCCCACCCAGGTGATGCCCAAAAACTGAACATAGCTGCTACTGAGTGAAGTCGCGAACCCCCATCCCGCTGTTGCAAAACCGGGATTGCCGATCAAGGTGACGGTCATTCCAGCCGGAGAAGCACCGTACCCATTGAATGAGGCCGTGCTTGTCTCGGCAGCGGCCACATGGCCCAGTCCTGCCCCTCCTGAGATCGTGTAGGGCGAAATGCATCCAAAACTAGCGGCAGCCTGCAATAGAATGTGAAACGAACCACAGGAACCGAAATTCATTCCAGGCCCGATTGAGCAAAGTCCGCCATTAGAAAGGTATAAGCCAGTGCCAGTTTGCTTGACAAGACTGGTCGTGCCGACCGGAGCCTGAACGGTGAAATTGCTCACCGAGAGCACAGCCGCCCAAACAACGGAAATGGCATTGACATTAGTCACCGAAACAATGGTATTGGCGTAGCTGCCGCTTTGCGAGGTCAGATTGAGTCCACTCTGAAACCCGGTCAGCGGGCCATACATCGTGAGCGGGCTTGTATGCGTGCCGGGCATCAGATAGATGGTGAATGTATACCCGGCCCCGTCATACAGGTTTTGACCAAGATTATAGGCATATTGCATAGTCGCAAACGGCAAGGTCGTGCTGCCCGTGCCGGTCGCGTCATTACCCGTTGGACTAACGTAAAGCACCAGATTGGCTGTGCACCGGATGCGCGTCGCACTGTAAACAAACGCGGTCGTCGCCAATTGGGTATTATTAGCCAGCAGCGCGGCGGTGCTGGCAAAAGCCTGACCAGGGATCGTCAGATTGCCCAGCGCCGATAAGGTCATCGGAGACGTACCCGCTTGGGTTGCGGAAAAACTGATTTGCGAGCTTAGCTGGGAGATACTGCCGGTAATCGCGCCAGTATTATTGATGAAGTAAAGATAGCTGGCATTATTTGTCCCTTGCCCGATTTGCAAATTGCCGCCGATCACCCGCACACTCGGTGTGAGAAGATCAACGGTGACCGAATTGACCCCGGCACGCGAAATCCGCAAGACATCCGTCGAGATGGTGCCGAGATCGTTCACCAAAGACAGCGCGAGCGCCGGAGTCCCAGCAATATTCGAAGCCCGAAATCGGTATATCTTCGAATCCGGAAGCTGATCGTTCCGTGCCAGCGAAAACGTCGCATCGGATACCGCAGAATAGACCGTGGCGGCCGTGGCAGCGGTGAGATTCAAATACGGCAGATCGTAGACCAGCAGGGTGGCCGTGTCCGTGGCAAAGCCCACATGGGCATTGTTGGCGATCACCACCAGATTGCCGGGGTTAAGCGGATCGACATAATAATGGGCGCCTTGGACAAACACCGTCGCGCCTGCCGGATAGGGTTCGCCCTCAGAGATCAATTGGTTATTGGCACCCCGCAGGCCGACCGGGGCCTTCGTATCGTCCGTCGCCGAGGCGAGTTGATAGGTCATTGTCGTGGTGTTGAAATACACCGCTTGGCCGACAGCCACCGAGGCGTCCCAATCCGCCGCATTGCCGCTCAGTGACGTGATAAAGCTTTGCAGTTTGTTGGAAACGAATGCCGTGGTGGCAAGCTGGGTGGTCGCAGTTCCTATGGCCGCCGTGGGACCGGTCGGGAGGCCGACAAAATTCGGCGAACTTAAGGGTGCCAGTCCTGCGGTGGTCAATTGCGCCAGGGTGATATTCCCGGACAATCCAATCACCGAAGCCACACCCGCGATAAGCTGGCCGACCTGATTGACGACAAAGGCCGTCGTGGCAATCTGATTATTGGAGGTGCCGACATTGGCTGTCGGCGCCGTGGGTACCCCGACGAAGACCGGCGCGTTGAGCGGGGCTAGCCCGCCCGCGATCATCTGGGCCAAGGTCACATCACCGGAATTGCCCAGCACCGAGGTCACGGCGGTCACCGAATACCAAACACTGCCATTCCAAACCATCATCAAATGATGGGTGGAATCGTACCAAAGCTGCCCGGTGAGCGGCGAGGGTGGCGCCATCTGATTGGCCGCGTTCTCCAACAGCCGCACAAAATTGTTGGCGATGATGGTGCCGTAGCCAGGATAGAGATGGCCGACCAGCGATAAAGACGTGGTCGTGTCAACCGCATCGTCCGGGATAGTCGTCAAGACATAGCCATTGGTCAGTGTGATTTGATACGACACCCGCGCAACTCCATTTTGGCTATTTAGACGCCAGGAGCGGGATCGTTATGCGCGGCGAATCCAATCGGCCGCATACATAGACACATGTTGAAAAGGAATTCTCGTATTTCTACTTCAATGTTTTGCAACCGCTACCGAAGTCGATGCTACGGCATAACGTAATGGCGCACAGGAGCAAAGCAGCGGATGAAAATATCAAGAATTGCTAGATTTAGTCACGCTCGAACGGTCTAATGCCCCGTTACGGATAAGCAGAATCATCCCGTTGATCGAAAACTAGATTGCTGACATCGGACTATGGCCAAGCAGATTCCCTGCGGTTGGTAAAACCGCGAATTGTGTTTTTCGGAACCGTGCCCTGCGTGCGGTTTTTTGGCGTGTCGATCGTCAGGCGGGTTGGCGCAAGGCACAACTGCTGAAATACGCCGAGCAGACCAGTAGTGACACCCCCATCACACCGGACAGGTCCAGCCGCACCGCGCAGACCCCCAAGCCGCAAAGCGCCAAAAGACGCATGGCGAGAAAGAATCGGCGCCCCTGATGGAGACTGCGGTACGTCCATTCGATCTCCGCCAACCACAACGCCAGCCGATAAATCAAAATGCCGATGCCACAGGAGAGCAACCGCAGCAGCATCTCGGAACACCGATGCCACAGTCCATGCGCCACCATGACCATGATGAAAACAAGCATCCCATCACAGAAAAATCGCGCAATGTTGAACGTGGAAATGCGCGGCGCCAACCGGTCGGCTACCGGCTGAAACAAAGTCCTGATCACAAAACCGTCAATTGCATCTTCCATCCTTCTGCCCCGTCTTATATCACCTTTCCCAGCATACCGTAGCGCACTGGCAATGTAAACGTGCTGGGCAATTCAGAGCGAATGCGTTGACATTAAAGCATTCTTCAACGATGCGGGAGTTCGTTCCCGAGACGCATAAATCAAACCGAACTTCATTGAGAATAAATCCATGTCAAACCTGGATAATGTCGATCCGTCTTGGCCGTTAGGCGACCTGAAACGCCATCATTATAAGGTTCTCGTGATCGATCCGCCCTGGCGATGGCAAGCATGGTCGTCGAAAGGATTGCATAAATCGCCCCAGAACCACTACCAATGTATGGACCTCGCGGCGATCAAACAGTTGCCGATCGCGGAATTGGCCGATCCAGAAGGCTGCGCCCTGCTGCTCTGGGGAACGGCGCCAATGATACCGGAGGCGCTGGAAACCTTGCAGGCATGGGGCTACACGTTCAAAACGATGGCGACTTGGGCCAAACGCAGTTCGACCGGCGCCAAGTGGGCGTTTGGAACCGGTTATATTTTCCGCAGTGCGGCAGAGTTCATTCTGGTCGGCACGCGCGGCAAACCCAAACAAAAAGTCAAAAACGTGCGCAATCTGTTCATCGCCCCGGTACGGGAACACTCCCGCAAGCCGGACATTATCTTCGAATATGCCGAGGCGTTATGGGATGGACCCTATGCCGAAGTGTTCAGTCGCGAGGCCCGCCATGGCTGGGACCGGTTCGGCGATGAGCCAGATAGATTTGTTTCCAACCCGGAGATCGACGCATTAATCTCCTGAGATCGGCCTGGATTACCGTTAACAAATTGGTACTTGCAATCACTTTTGAAACTTGATAGGGAGTTCATTGTCAAACTTAACAGGAGTTGCTTATGGCCCGTCGCATCAAGAAGCCGACCTTTCACGGCGAAATCAAAACGGCTCGACTACAGCGCAAGCTGACGGTCGGCTGGGTTGCCGAAAAGGTCGGCGTGTCTCGCATGTCAATCTATCACTGGGAACATGGCACCGTCCGCCCACGGGCCAACAACCTGACATCGCTGTGCAAGACGCTGAGATTGCCGGTGCGGACGATGCGCGAATTGGCCGGTGCCTAGGCACTGGCCGCGATCAGCCATGCGGCGAATTCAACAACTTCGCGTCGGCTCATGCCAAAACGGTCGGCAATGGCGTCGCGATCAACCTGGGCAATCCAGGTCTCAATAGACTGGATGGGCAACACCTCGCGCATGACATGGCCGAGGAGTGCTTGGTCCATGCGCGAGAGTGTCTTGGATTGCAAAATGTAATCCTCGAACGCCTCGCAGGCCAGCGGCACGATCGGCTTGATCAACTCATACATGGCGTCCGCATACACGCGAATTTCATATTGCGCATGGTTGTCCATACGCAGACGCAAGAACCTGAACAGGTTCCATAAATTCATTTTAATGTAGGCCTCGGTATACCCCGACACCGGCAGCACAGTGCGCGCCAACTCGCGCGAGATGCCGGAGAAGTCCCCGGTCAACAGCGGTTGGTCCGAGGCATATGGATCGAAGTGTTCATCATCACCGCCCGCTCGCTCGCCCAGCAGCACGTGGTAAGCCTGGAAGGCATGCTCAGCGGCTTCCTGCATCAGCCACGTCACCCCGTCCTTCGAGACGTCATCGATCGCCCCAGCCCGTCCCTGGCGGTTGGTAGCAGACTGTGGCTGAATTTCATTCGGATCGGGCAGATAGAACTCGTCCGGCATCACACTATAACGTCCACTATGCTCGTTGGTTGACATCGTTCGATGCCGAATTACCTGACGCATCACGAAAATCGGCAATTTTATGCAAAACACAAATTCGCACATTTCTAGCGGCGAACTGTGGCCCATTCGCAAAAGATACCGAATCAACCCCCGATCCGAACTCACTGATTTGGTGCCGGTGCCATAAGACACTCGCGCTGCCCTGGTAATCGAATGGTCTCCACCGAGACTATCGACCAGACCAACGAACCCATGATCCAGCAGCGGCACGTAATGCGGATCATTCAAAATTTCAGACTGAAACGTCATCGTCACACCTAGTTAAATACCATCATATTTAGGCGCTGATAAATGACGATCCCTGCATTCCCTCTGCACAATCTCATCTTCTGCAATGACTTTATCCCGTTCGATCCGCATGAATGTGTCGATATGCATGCGGTGGCGGCCGACTTGACCGGCCGGGCGCGGCGGCCGGAATTGGCGACGATTGTCTTCAACGAATTGAAGCATCGGGTGTTGTTGAAGCTCAGCCTCGGCGAACGAGTGGTGATTTCGCCCGGTCAACTGAGTTTATTGCAACAAACCCAGCTTGATCTGGCCGCCCGCAACCAGGGCGCGTTTGTGCATCGGCTCGATACCTGCGCCTTCGGTGCGATCCAGCGCACGCCCAAGCCAGAAAGTTATCGGCCACAATGGCAAGGCATCACCGTGATCGGCGACGTGCATGGCGATTCCGAAGTGCTCCAACAGGCGCTCGATTGGGGGGTGGCGCGACAGCATTTCATTTGGTTTTTGGGCGATGTGATCGATCATGGCAGTCGATCGCTCGAAGCGATGGTCCTGGTGCACGACGCGGTGATGCAGGGGGGCGCCGGGATGATTCTGGCCAATCATGAGCGCAAAATCGCGCGCTGGCTCAGTCAGGACGGCCGCCACCCGTTACGTCTTTCAGCCGGTAACAAGGTCACCACCACGGCCTACGAGCGCCTGTCCGGTCCGGCGCGCTCGATATGGGCCGGACAGTTCCGTGCATTGTTAGCCCGGAGCAGTCTGATCGAGCAAATCGACACGTTTACCCTGGCCCATGCCGCCGTTCATCCGAGCTATTGGACCGCGCCAGACGATCAAGCCATCGAGCGTTACGCGCTTTATGGCGAAGGCGATCAGATGAGCGGCAACTATCAACGGACCCATCGCTGGACCGATCATATCCCGGCCGGGCAGACCGTCATCGTGGGGCACACAAAACTGGCCCCGTTGCCGATGATGATCACGGGTAAACTGGGCGGCCACGCGGTGTTCCTCGACACCGGAAGCGGCAAGGGCGGCTGTCTATCCAGCGCCGATCTCCGGTATTCCGCCAGCGGTCTGCATTTGGAATGCTTTAAAAAATACTGACCCACGAATGAGCGATTACTCACTGGTGGCATTTGCTACCTAATACCGGAAAAATTCGAGGTGTCACCCAGACATAAATACTCCCTGTAACACCATTTTACTCGGAGCTATTATGGCTGATCCCACATTAACCGCATCGGACATTGCTGATGCCGTCAAGATTATCGACTATGCCGCCGATGGCGGAGCCTATCGCGGATGGGAGAACATTCGCCAAATCTTAATCGTGCGCGATCGACTCAATGCCTTCGCCACCGCTGTCATCGAAGCCGAAGCGACAGCAAAGGCGAAAGCCGAGAGCGAAACACCGACGCCTGTGACTGCGTAAGGAGAACAAGAGAATGGAATTGATGCGCCATGTGGCAAAAATCTCGAACACTGACCAGCGTTGTGTCGTTGCCTTCATGCAAATACCCAATCGGCCAGACCACGCCCTGGTGATCCCAACGGATAACATGCCGCCGCGCTTCGAACAAGCGGTGATGGATGTCCTAATCAGTCAGGAAGGCCAGAACGAAGAATCGCTCGCCATTGCCCTATCGCGTCGTCTGATGCCAGATACCGGTCGAGACATTTTCCTAACGCTGCACGAGGCGAAGATGTTGCTTGCCGTGCCGGTGAGCAGCATCCTGATGATGCCAAGGCCCAACCAGCCCGTGCGTCTGGTCGATATCCTCGAACAACTTGGACGCCTGCCCAGCGGCAGCGCCCAGGCCGCTGCGTCGCAAGCTGATAAGTTCAATCCGCATCTCAACAATCAGATGGCCGGAGATGCCGAGCAACGCCGCAACGTAGCCCGCAATCTTTTGATCCAGGCAGAACTGCTCGAATCCGATGCGCGCGAAAAACGTGAAATGGCCTATCGGAGTGATCCGTCATCCCGGCTGACTTCGCCCAATCCGAACGAAGTGCCCGGAATGAAGGTGACCAGCGCATCTCAGGCGAGTGCCAGTGGCATGACCCCCGAAGTGATCCTGCGGGAGCCGCATGACACATCGATCTGATTTGGTCAAACGGATCGTCGATGAACGCGATCGGCAGTTCAATCTGCCCGGTCGCGAATTCGACCTACACAACCGCCCCAATGACTGGATCGCCCTGATTTGCAAATATGCCAGTCGCGATAGCGGCTCGCTGCACACTGCGCCGCTCCGCAGCGATTTTGAAGATGATCTGATTAAGGCCGGGGCAATCGTCCTCGCCGCCTTGGAACACATCGATGTGATGCTCGCCCGCGATTTATTGGCCGAAAGCTAGTTTCTGTTGTGCATCTTGATAAGATCAACTCATTCGCGCGCTAGCTCGCAGAGCCGATCGATCGCCATGACGACTGCCCGCCAGGAGCGCCACAAGGCTTCTGCGTCGGGCAGGGCGCGATGGGAATGCCCGATCCCCAGGTTGGCGCCCTCGTAAGCGGCAGCCGCCGCTGTTTCTGCTTCGTCGAGCAACATCCGCGCCTGCCTGTGCCATTCGCGACTATTGGGTTCGGCCGGGATCGCCGCTATCACCCGCTTGATCTCCTGACCGACCAATGAGTGGATACTGCTCACCCTGAACGGCGGAGCACCGATCACCCGCAGCAAGGTCTCCAACCAATACTGCTCGAATTCCGGCTGATCGGAAATGATCAGCGAATTGCTCAGCACGCTCTGCGCCCGTCGCGCCACCGTATCGGCTGGCGTCGCGGTGTGCAGCATGTCTTGGCTGATTTGATGGACCCGCTCGGATGGCTTCGACCATCCCCGCCACGACCAATGCGGCTGGATCAAATAGCTTTCGCCCTGGCCGTCCTCGCCTACCCAGCCAATTTCGATTGGATAGGAGTCCGAATCCAAGGACGACGCTTCGAAGTCAAGAAAAAAGATTTTCACCCATGACCCTCCCGTGCGCTGCCAAGCATGCATAGATAATGCTTATGCGTATAGGTATCGTTTCTGATCTTCATGCGGAGTTCTGGAAAGCGCGTGATTTTGCGGTCATGCAGTCCAAGCTCCGCGCCACACTCGCCGGGAGTGATATTATCCTCTTGGCGGGGGATATCGATCATGGGGATCGCGCGGTGGACACCGCGCACACCCTTTTTCCCGACCTGCCCGTATTCATGGTGGCAGGCAACCACGAATTCTATGGCAGCGATTACGACACGGTGCGCGCACGGCTGACCTCGAAGGATAATGTTCGGGTTCTCCAGCAGGAGACGATCGATCTGACGCCCCTGGGCGCTCCGGTGCGCCTGATCGCCACGACCTTGTGGACGGATTTCAATTTGATGCTCGATCCCGACATCGCGATGTTTCACGCCAGTCGGACCATGAATGATTTTCGTCTGATTCAATACTGCCACCGCCGCCTGCGACCCCAGGACACGCTATTATGGCACAACACCGAACGGACATGGCTGCTAGAGCAAATCAAGCGGCCGTTCGCCGGGAAAACCATCGTCATGACGCATCATGCGCCCGCCGCATTGGCGGTACTCGATCCGTTCATTGACGATCCACTGTCACCGAGCTTCGCGTCACGCATCGAAGACGACCTGATCCGATACCATGTGGATTTGGTGGTTTGGGGACATACCCACCAATCAGTCGATCGCCTGATCGATCAGACCCGATTTCTCAGCAACCAGACCGGCTATATCCGAGGCGATCGCAGCGAAACCGGCGACTACGGACAGATTACTGAGATTTAATCTTTCGTAAAAGGAACATTCACCAGATGTTCCTTTTGGCCCGTATAAATATTACATTGGTAGATATCGTTCAGGGTCTTGGCTTCTGAACCTACCCAAATCAATGATTGATTGCGAAGACGATTATTATTGGGCGCATCGTCTGCCCATGACGCGAAACCGGGACGACTGACCGGCGGTAGTATGAGGCATCGCAGCCGACCGGTCGGACATCATCCCGTCAAGGAGATGAGTAACGGCTGCCGGGATGGCCCAGAGCCATCGAAAAGGCATTGTGCAAGAGGATAGCCATGCCTGACGATTGGCAACTATCCACGCATCTACGATCCCTCCATAGTTGTAGATGTGGCTTCTTTTTCAGCACTGAAAAAGATAACCGTTCATTTTTCGAAAGAAAAAGAGAGAGGGCGAGCCGCTGGTTTCGGGTGAACCACCAGCAGTCGGCTACCACCGACAGGTCGCTTATGGGCGTGAAGATACTCAGGAAAGGTAACTTCGTTTTTCTTCCCTTCTGACCAGATCATCGACATCCTTCGGGATGTCAGCGTTCTGTCTGGTCATGGGGGGAAGAAAGCGATCAATATCTAGGAAAGATTGTTGGCCTCCGGCAAGAAGAAATATTCTAAGAATTATCTCTAATGAACACCACCGAAGATGAAAAAAGATGGCAGCGCAGCAAGTTTCTACAGGTTTCGCGCAGCTTGCGGAGCGAAACCTGTAGAACTTCAAGCTGACCGCGTGCGCCTGAGCGGGTGCTTGCCACCCGCGAATGGGGCCGCGCCAAGTCCCTTCTCGACATCTAAATACCGGTTTAATGGATGGTGCTGATGCCCCTGCAATCTGTTTCCCTGGTTTCTGCCGGTTTGGGCACATCCCTAGCGGCTGCTGGTAATACCTCTTCGACGAATCCGATTCTCGCCGTGAAATCCTTGATTGCTGGAGCAGGAATCAAATTGGTTGCTGGCGATTCTGGAGTTGATGTGATCATCTCGGTCAATGCCCTACCGGGTCTGCCGATGGTGTCTTCGGTGATTTCCTGCCAAGTTCACTGGTCCGCTGGCAATAATCTGAACAATACCTGTCATTTCATTGCGGCGTACCCAGTCGTGGTGACGGCCGTGATCGCGCGACTGGAATCGGCCAATGCCCAGGCTTCCGCGCTATCCGTGGTCATGGTGCGGAATGGGCAGCCCGTTAGCACCGGGATTCCGATCACCAGTGTGCCCTTCGCGACCAATGGAATCCCGCTGGTCAGTCAGGTATTGCCATTAATCCCGAATAATGCCGCGTTGTCTTTGGCCATCGGCGATGCCCTGGGGATTCAGGTCTCGTCGTTTTTGACCAGTGTCGGCAGTCTGTCGATCTTCTTCGCTCCGCTGTGAATTGACAGCGCATTATCAGCCCACTAGGATTCCTGCCATGTCAGGTAAACCATTTCGTCCAATGCTGGCTGAAAACGCCGATCTGAGCAAAATCGTTTTCCCCAAGCTCGCCAGTCCTAAAATCGACGGCATCAGGACTTTGGCGATGAGCGGAATCGCTCGATCGCGTACCATGAAACCCCTGCCAAATCGGTTTATTGCTGAGTACTTCGCGACTCATGCCACAGCGCTGGAAGGTTTGGATGGCGAATTGGTGGTCGGACCGGTCAATGCGCCGAATGTCTACACCACCAGTACTTCGGGCATCATGACCGCAGCATGGCAGCCGGATTTCACTTATTTCGTGTTCGACTGCTGGAATCAGCCGGGCAGGTTTGCCGATCGGATCAAGCATGCCACCCGGCTTGATCGTTCCCTGGCCCGTGTGCATCTGCTCGATTTCGTCGAGGTGCATAATCTCGACCAGCTTGTCCGCTACGAAGAAGCCGCGCTGGCGAATGGCTTTGAAGGCGTCATGTTGCGCGATCCTAACAGCCCCTACAAACAAGGTCGCTCGACCCTCAACGAGGGCTATCTGCTCAAGGTGAAACGCTTTAGCGATGCCGAAGCCGTCATCATCGGCTTCGAAGAAGAGATGAACAATGGCAATCAGGCCCGCATCGATGAACTGGGTCGTACGAAGCGGAGTTCGCACAAGGCCAATCTCACCGCCAAGGGCACACTGGGTGCCCTGGTGGTAAGGGGATTGACGGCATTCGACAATGTCGTGTTCAACATCGGTTCTGGATTTGATGCGGCAACCCGAGCCAGCTTCTGGAACAATCGCGACGAGCTATTAGGCCGCATCGTCGCCTATACGTATTTCAATGTCGGGGTGAAGGACTTGCCGCGCATGCCGGTGTACAAGGGGCTTCGCTCGCCAATCGATCTGTGATTTCATCGGCCGGTTGATTTCGCTTTTCGAAAGCTGAGTTTCTTGTCGAACCCGTGCTTTTCGATTTTCACAAGATCATCGGTAATCTGCACAATCGGATTTTCGGTGCCGCTCAGGATGCCGCCAACCCACAAGGCAATCTCCTGGAAGGCCATATAGGGATCGAACACTTTGGCGAACTGCGCATCCTTTAGATTCGGCGCATTGACATGCCACACACTGCTCGGATACTCGCCAATGTAGCTCAGCGTGGTGATTCGCGAGGCCACCATCCAATGATAGATCGCCGGAGTGATCGTCTGCCCGTAATAGCTCTTGACCGTTGTCGTGTTATGCCATCTTGCCGTCACGACCTCGATCTCCTGGTCGTCTAACCAGTGCACAAAATCGGCTTCGGTCCACTGCACGACCGGCGCGGCATCGCCAATCACGGTGGCGAAAGCGTAGTATAACTTGCCGCAAAAACCGACCACCACGGGATACACGTGATAGCTCACGCGGTTCATAACGAACGGATCGTCGGTATGGGTAATGCCCGATTTGTCGTGCCATGAGCGTAGTGACAGCTTCATCGAGCGGCGACTGGGAAAACCAACGGCTTCGACTTCCTGGTCACTCAGTATCCAGTCTTCCCGCCGCTGGAAGACCAGAGCATCGTCATGGCCGCTGCTGAGACCGATATCATAATAATCCCGGCCGATGAAAATCCGCATGCAGGACTCCGAAAGTGGGTGAGGGTTATGGCCTGCTAAATAGCACCATGTTCGGTTTATTTAAATCGGTGATCCCGATTGTCAGTTTGATGGTGTTGTTAGCGTTGCTGGGGATGTACGTCAAGATTCAATCGGATCGTATCGCGGCGCTAAAGACCACCACCGACTTGATGGCCCTCAGCAATGCCCGGATGGAGCAAGATGTCGCGCACGTGGTGGCGGCCCAGTTGCTCGCCGGGCAAGCGATCGCGCGTGCCCGGTTGGACGCCACCCAGGCCATGCATGCGGTGCAGACGCAGAACTTTTCCACCACGGCGCCGACCAAATTACAAATCGATATCAACAAAAGTATGGCTGATGTGTTCAACGATCTGCAAACTACGACTCGCAGCCAATAGTCTGCTGATCGTCCTGCTTCTTGGTTGCACGACGAAACCGGTGTTTGTCGCGCAGACCGATCAGCCAGTTGCGATACCGCTCATAGAACCGTTGACAATGGAGCCAGTAAACTGGCAGGTTGTCACAATCGAACAAATGAAAGCGCTGACGTCGAAACTCAAAGCGCCGACGATTTTCATCGTTCTTGACGAACAGAACTTCAAAGCGCTGTCATTGAACTTGCTCGATATACAACGTTACATAAAAGAACAAAAGGCGGTTGTGATCATGTTGACCAATATTATTCAAACACGCTCTGGTGGAGCGCCGGTAACGCCATGAATGATCCATACATTGTTCTTGGTATTCCGCGCAGCGCGTCAGTCGAAGATGCCAAACTGGCGTTTAAACGCTTGGCCAAAGGATGCCATCCTGATCTGTTTCCCAATGATCCTGCCAAGGAAGCGCGGTTCAAGGAGATCAATGCCGCTTACGATGCGATCGAAAACCCTGAGAGGGTGCAACCGGCACAGTTCGGCCATCCCCAAGCGGGATTTCATTTTTCCACTGGCAGCGTTTTCGATGATTTGTTTGCAAACCTACATCGCGCTCGTAACAATCATCTTCAGGCCTCCTGTCAACTGACCCTGGAAGAGGCGTTTACCGGCAAAACTGTGGATATCCAGGGCGTTTCGGGTGCGCGACCCCTTCAGGTCAACATTCCGCCCGGTGTCGTGCATGGTATGCAATTGGTGGTGCAGCAGGCAGGTGAGAACAATATCAGCAATCAGCGGCCGGGCGATCTGTACATCCAAATCCTGATTCTGCCGCACGCCCGCTTCATCCGTGATGGTAACAATCTGCACATTGCTGTGCCGGTATCCGCCCTCGATGTGTTGAAGCAGATGCCTATCGAAACCATCGGAATCGATGGCCAAGCCCTGCGCACCACCATCCCAACGGGCTTTGATACCAGTCGGCGTCTGCGTCTCGCGGGACAAGGCATGCCGAATGGTAATGGTCGCGGCGATCTGTTTGTCGAATTGAAAATCAGCTTTCCCGCGCTGAATATCGACCAACGGCAGACCATCGACCAGCTAGGCGTCTGATTCGGCGCCGCTCTTGCTGAAATGGGGCAACCACGATGCATCAAAGTCTGGCTCTGGCGCTGATCCGCCGAGGTGTGATCAAACGAAGAACAATTCTGCAAATTCAGCCGCCTGATCGGTATGCGCCGTCGGGTATTTTGATCGTCGCGGGGATTCGGCAGGTCGGTCAGCGGCTCATTTTTCTGGGGGAGCCGGGCGATCGGGTGTGCATGCGGGTCGATGCGGCGCAGGTCATCACGGTTGACGGCATGCCAATTCTGCGTGTTGCAGAATCGGTGGCACTTGACGAAGTGGGGAATCATGCGCCACAACTTCGTTGCCGATCGCCGATGGTCGAATGAGCCTCACGAAACGTGCGGCAGTACTGCTGTCGGCGGAGTGGATCAGGCAGGAAGCCATAGGCAAAGTGAAAGGTTATTGCGATGCGAGAGCCAGATCGTCAGATGCGGGAAAAACTGGTCGAGGTCTTAGCCGAGTTCCATATTGAGTTTGAAGACAGGAATGTGAGTGGCGCTCCGGCGCTTTGTTTTCAACTCAACAACGTCACCCGGAATTATCCTTACAAGGGCGGTGACTATCGGGCTAATTTGAACGCGGCGGCAATCTTGCGACGATTGCTTATCCAAAACGGCTACTCACCGAATATCACCGTCAACGGTCCGCCTAGGGTCAGTCCCCCAAAACCCGAGGTTGAATACAGCGGCGGGACACCGGCCGATATAGATGTGGCGGCAGTGTTTGCTAGATTAGATCGCACAGATAAAGGCGAACCCGGCATCGACTATGATACAGCCGTTGCCAATTTTAGATCGCTGCAACGCACCGATCCTCCCTCAGCCACTGGCGCCCCATCATCTTCCCGCGCTAACATCCCGTCTGAGGCGTCTTCCGATCATTCCGAGAATAGGGCTTCAGCCATGCCATCTCCTGCGAAACCGGTGGGCGCCATCGGTGAAATCGACTCTTCAGCGTCCGCTGCGGGCGCGCCCGATAGCTTAAAAGTCTCCGACGAGGGCTATCTGGTTTACACCCCGAAGCTCGAATATGTTCCGGCCGAAGTTATGATCATCCGGCTTGCGCATGAGTTGATCGGAGCGGCAGGCGATTGTTTGATTATCCCGCTGCATGCCAAGGAATTGGCATCGGTTTTGAGCTATCCTGAGACGATAGCCCGTTACGTGCTCAAACCGAGGCCGCAAGCGAGCGAGGCTCCCCCCGCCGTCGTGACCGCTCCCCCCGCCGTCGTGACCGCTCCCCCCGCCGTCCAGACCGCTCCCCCCGCCGTCGTGACGCCACCCCCACCGGTAGTCGCGGAAGTCGCTCCCAAGCTCCCTGAGCCGGTCACCAAGCCTCCGGCTGAGCCAGTGTTCGCCTTACCGGTGGCGCCGGAACCCGTCGATCCGCTCAAGTCGCCCCGTGCGGAACTGTTTGGCAAGCCGCGTTTTGCGCCGCCGGTCGGCAAAGGGGCATACACAAGAGGCAAAATCTCGGCCCCAGACGCCGAGATTGCCAAAATCCCCATGCCCTTGGCGCGGATGTTGGTGGCTCTCTATCGCGCGCAAATCGAGCAAGGGCGCGAGTGGCTGCCGTTGAGTGCCGCCAAAGACTACCTTGATGAGGCCGATAACAAACAATTCTCGGCACGGATGCCCTGGGCGTTGAATAAGGGATTGGCTGTGCGCAAGCTTCGCGAGGACGGTCCAGGGTATCAGTGGCGATTGACCGATGCAGGGACCGAACTCTGCATGAAGTTGTATGTGCCAGTCGTTGGTGAGCCCAGAACCCCCGCCTGGGTGGGCGCATGAACTTGCTCTAATCGGCGAAGTCTACGACAAAAAAGCCCCCGTAAACGGGGGCTTTTTTGTGTCGGGCGGACGCGGTTAAATAGACCATGTTGCGCAGCACTTCCCTGATCTCCCTGCCGAATGAGACTCTGTCGTTGACCGGCCTGCCAGTGCGTGCCGCTGGCTGGTTCGGACCGAACGATGGGTTGCACACGTTCTCGGTGCAGACGGCTAATTTTCGCGGTCGGTTGAGCTTGCAAGCAAGTCTGGCGACCGACCCGCAGGCCGATGACTGGTTCTCCATCTTGGCCGGTGGCCGCGCTTATTTGGAATATCCTGGCGTCAACACGTTGCCGACGATCACGGGCGGGGATACCTCGATCATCGGATTTAATTTCCTTGGCAATATCACCTGGGTGCGGGCGATCATCGATCGCGATTATCTGCTGCTGTTCGCCTCGCCCATGCAGGTCGGCTGCCTCGGTCTAATCACCGTGTTGATGAACTTCTGAGAGGCCTGTATGCCCGCAACCCCCCATATCGACCGCTACGTCCGTCTGATCACTGACAAGCCTCTCCAGCCGCCTCAGATCAAGCAGTGGTTTGGCTGCGTCAGCGAACATGCCGGGCCTGGGGTGACCCTGAGCGTGGCTCTGCTTGATGATCAGGCGGCGCGCCATGGCGTGCGGCTGATTCACCAGACCTTATCGGACGGGCATGGCTATCTCATCCCATTATGTCGTGATCTGGTGGCCTCGGAAATTGAGCAGATCGTGCACGCCTACGCGGCGGCCGAAGCTAAATTGGATTTTGACGTCGATACCAACCAGATCGCGCTCTGCGTGGCTGAGGACGACAGTATCCCCCTGGATGTGGCCACTCATCTTGCCCTCTGCACCGCATTGGCCAAGCAACGACATACGGATTGGGTGCGCGAGCGTACCGATGCCGGATGGCGCTACGGCGTGACGTTCGATCAAACCGAAAAGACCGCGCCTTTGCTGCGTCCCTGGGAACAATTGCCCGATCAGTACCGGCGCCCTGACTTGAATTTGCCGCAGACCCTGATCACCGGCCTCAACGATCAGGGCTATGTGGTGATCTCGCGGGCCGATCTAGATCAACTGCTCGGCCGGGCCTGAATGCCCATGCAGCCAATTGATGTGCTCCGCAGGTTTCGCGCGGCCCCATCACGTCTGGAACAAGAACAAGTGCTGCTGGAAGCGTTTACCGCTGGATGCCATGTGTTCTTTATCGGCATGCGGCTATCGGCTGATCCATTTTACACCTTCGGGCTGAATCGCGTCGCGATGATTTACGAGGACACTGAGGACAGTGGCGGCACATTCAGTTTTGCTGCATTTGAAGCCTTGGCCGCTCGACTCTATGGCCGGTTGGATGATGCGGCGATCGCCCGTGCGATGATCCATCGGGCGGCTGAACATTGTGATGGCGCCTGTTGGAACGAATTTTATCGTCGCATCTTGCTGAAAACTCTGCATAGCGGTCTCGATCTGCGCCTGTTCAGCCGGATATACAAGCGATTGGGGGATAATCCCGAGGTCGCGAGCTTCATGATACCCCAACGCTTTTGGCAACGGTCGCAGCCCGCATCAGCGACCCAGGCGATCCCGGCCGATGCCTATCTGATTGACGGTTGTATGGTGGGTGAGCGCCTCTTGGCGGTGCTGGACACGGCCAGCACCATTAGTTTTCATACTGCCAAGGCTCCGCGTGACTGTCCGGCCTTGCATGCGGCGCTGCGTCCGTTATTCGAGCGTCTGCCCGGCTCATTGGTGTTTGATGGGGTTTTGCATGACGGGCGCTACACGATTTTCGACATCTTGCCGTTTGCCGCGTATAAAATTGGCGGCACCGATCAATCGCAGCGCCAACGGCATGCGACTCTCGTCGCTATGCAGGAAGCCGGGTGTTTTGCGCCACCCCTGGCAGTCTTGCCGAAACTCGATTTTAGCGGCACCATCACTGATCTGGCCACGATCCAGCGGCAGATGGCGAACGATGGCTATCTGGCGATGTTCCTGAAACGCGCGGCGGCGGGCTATGATGGCTCGGCCAAATCCGGCGCATGGCGGAAGATTTCGACCAGTAGGTGAGACAATTTTTGCGATTCATGTCGATCCATGATCCCATCACGGACAGCGTTTCAAATCGTAGATTAAGTAATGGTATATCATGTCGATGGGCGTTGTGACGTGTATCGACATAAAAAATGCCCATAAAAGCGAAGCAATGTGATTGACGCTCGCCAAGCGTTGATCTACACCTCACGCCATTGCAGGCATCCGGCTTGCAGTATATTTCCAAACAACACTGTCGGAGATTACCGCATGCAGTTAGAATCAATCTCACCTGATGACCGGAAAAAATTTGAGGTGTTCAAGGAACAGGGTGTGGCGATTTTGCAGGAGATGGAAGACCTGAAGGAGCGTCTAAAGGACAGCACCAAGGCTTTGGCCGAGGAATTTTCGATCAAGCCGAAGGTGTTGTCGGCCTGTTTGCGCACCGCCTTCAAGGACACCTTGGCCGATCAGAAGGAACAGATGGACTTGATCGAGGAGATTCTGGAGGTCATCGGTCACGGTTGATGGTTACTGAGTAATAGTTTTACGGATGGCAAGTATTGATTATGGCATCACTGATCGAACCGGACGTTTTTGGCTTGGATCAGCGAGTACTTTTTACGCAGACAAAAAGGTCGAGTTATGATTTTCACCAATGGCCAGCGATCGGTTCATGTTTCGGCGGACAGTTTTACCCGTGTCCGCGATTGCATCATCAAGCGGGCGGGTTTGACAGTGCCGGAATATTCTGACCTGACTGAGGTCGCCACCAGCACGATCAATATTCTGATCGCGGCCGACTCGCTGTTGTGGCGGATGGCGTGTCAGGGGTTGATTGCGATCAGCCCACGCGGTACAAAACCGGATTGGTTCTTTGAAGTCACCCATCCGAAGCTGGTGCCCGTCCGGTGCAGCCTGCGCACACGGCAGCCGAAGTTGGCGCATGGTGTGAAACACCCTTATGTCGCCAGGGAGATTGATGAGTTGGTGCAGATCACCAAATTTATCGGCCGTCCTCTGTCGCCTCGGCGCCGGACACGGGTCAAGCAGGATGTCATTCGTCGGGTCATTGACTTGGGCTTGCAGGCCGAGGAAGCGATGGTCGCTTTTGATCGGCTGGCGAGCAAATTTGGGCGGGAGGGAAAGCGTACCGGCACATCGACGCCACAGGCCCGCGTCACAGTCTGACGCATCTTTACACGGGGAGGGTGCCGAAGGCGGCACTCTTCGATTTCCAAAAGGGAGACATCAAATGTCCACACGCGGAGGTGCGAATCGAGACGCTGATAGGATTATTTGCATCTTGGATCGGGCGGTGCATCAAAGCACCTCCGACCTCGATGTGGTGCAATCGATCAACGGGATTCGGCGCATCGTCGATACACTCAGACAGACACCGTCCGAAGTGTTGCGCGCCAGCGACGACAAAGAGGACGAGGATTTCCAGCCGGAAGATTTCGTCCGGTTGCGCCAGGATTACGATAAAGCGGTCAACGAGCGGACCGGACTGGTGGCGGAAAACAAACGATGCCATGCGACGCTTCGGCAAAAAGAGGCATTGTTGATCAAACAGAGCAAGTTGCTGCTGGAAAAGGATGCTGTGGTCGCCAAGTTGCATGTCCAGATCGAAGCCATGCGCATCGAGCATCAGGCGCGGATCGACGCCGCCACTGCGGTCCCGGCGGCCCCCCCATTGGGCAAAGACAGCTACAGCTATAGCGAAGTCATGAGTATTATTTGGATGCGGTTCGGTAAAATGAACGGCGCCCTGAAATCATTGGCGGCCTATAATGCCATGTTGCGGGAGAAGGACCCGAATATTCCGGTGATCACCGGAACCACGGTGCAGGTCTGGCGGCGGCAGAATCGCTATCCCGCCTGGGCAGTCGATCAACTGCGCAGCTTGACATCGATCACCAAGGTTCGGTTGAAATGGACCCCCGAACATGTCGCGTTTTTGCGCGACACCTACAAGCTCGATCCAACCCAAACGGATGAGGAACTGGCGCACAAATGCTCCGAGCGCTTCAAGTTCGAGATCAACGATAATAGCATCAAGAGCAAACTCAACGTGCTGCGGGCGAAAAAGGAAATTCCGTTACGCTCACAGACGTCTTAGATGCGCGTTCGATCGGCCCGACCGGTGAAATCTCTCATCGGTCGTGTCCGATCGCTCGGGCGTTTCGTTCTGCTTTGTCACAAAATCGGGCATATGCCCGAGTGGGTGCGCCAGATGAATGATTTTGCCGAATACAACACCGGTTACTACGATGGTTGGCCGCTTGATAAAATCATCGAAACATTAAAGGGCGTCCCCCTCAATTTGTTGAAGCGCGGATCACTGGCGGTGTTGGTGGCGCGACGGGAATGGGGCGGCTTGTTGGTGGCGGCCAGCAAGCTTCTGCTCACCGCATCTGAGCAAACAGAACTGTTCCGTCAGGTGCTGGATTTGGATTATTCCGACGCCCGCCGCCACATGAAGCTCTGGGTGTTTTGGCCTCGGGTCGAACAAATGCTCGAAGATCGCGAGGATGCCTGTCGCAAGCGTGGTGTGCCGTTCATCGTGCCGGGGTATCGACGCTGTCTTCGCATGGCCGGGATTACCGGCAAAATGGGACCCACTGAGCGGTATGAACCCCCGCCCCCGCCGCTGGGTCGGCCACCATTGCCGACCGACGTGGCCGCGCTCACCGAGCGTGTCGAGACGCTGGAATTGCAGAATCGCCTGGAACGTCAAAAGTCGGTCAATCTGACCGTCGAGTTGGACATTGCCAAGGAAGAACTAGACGAGCTAAAAGCCAAGGACCCGGCTCCGAAATGCTGGTTTCGTGGGATGGCCGGGTGGCTGGGTGGCAAACTGACCCGCCAAATCGAAAAACCACCAATCGAGACCGCCCCGCCAGCGGCGATCGAGATCAGGATTGGTCATTGTCTTGAACTTATCGAACAAGAGGACAATGTCTATGACGCCATCGTGACCGACCCGCCCTATTCGATCGCCTTGCACGGCTATGCGTGGGACAGCACCGATATCAGTTTTTCGTCCGAATTGTGGGACCGCTTCTTCCGCGTACTCAAACCCGGTGGCTATGTCGCGTTTTTCGCGGCACCCAGGCTCTACCATCATGCCGCCGCTGCGTGCGAGAAAGCCGGATTCAATCTTTACCCGTTTTTGGGTTGGCAATTCAAGCAAGGGTTGCCAAAACCGACCAACCTCTCTGAATTGTTCGACCGGGACAATGTGTCCGAGCGTGAGGTCATCGGCATCCGGCGCGGCTCGGGGTTCACGCGCGCCAATGTCGATCACGGTGCCCAACAGCGTTCCCATGTCGATTTCGCCATGCACGCCCGCAACGTCTCGCCAGAGGCACAGGATTGGCAGGGCTACTACTATGGCGTCAACACCCTCCGGCCCTGTCTGGAGCCGATCCTCTTGGCACAAAAGCCTATCAGCACCACCCGTGTGATCGACAACATACGCGTGTGGGGTACCGGCGCGCTCAACATCGGCGCCTTGCATGATCGCTATGGTCGGTGGCCAAGCACGCTATTCAACCATCGCAAGGCGCAGAAGTCCGATCACGAATCCAACCACCCCAGTGTCAAGCCGGTGCCGCTGATGGAAGACCTCTGCGTTTTGATCTGCCCTGGTGGTGGCCGCATTCTCGATCCCTTCGCGGGCACCGGCACAACGGGGGTAGCCGCTCGAAATAAGAACTTCGATTGCGTACTGATCGAACAGGATGCCGCGATGGCCCCTGTGATTGAATCGCGCCTGCGCAACTGAGTGGTTGGCTATTGACCCATAGTGTGAGCCGCCAATCGACGAACGCCGCTGACGGGAGACGCGGTCTTGCTATAAGCCTCGACATTGCCGGTGATCTCCCAAAGCACCGCACCATCGCGAAAAGACCACCGAATCGCCTCCTGGCGGGTCAGGTGGTGTAACATTTTGTCGAGCGATCGCTTGCCAAGAGTGGCACCGTAGTCGATTTGGGCGCGTTCTTTGATATTTGGTCTGCTGATCCCGTCTGGAAAGTTCTTGATAAGCCGATAAATCATCCACCGCTGTTTAACTGGACTATAGGTATTCCACTCACGTTGTAGCATGGCAAAGACAATCCGTTTAGTGCGCCGCGCTTATACTGAACCACGGGTGGGTCAGTCAACGGTGCTTTTTTGATTGAATTTGCCGACCAGCCAGGGCTAAATCACACCATGTATGTGGAAGATTTGGTTTTCCTGTTTGCCAATTTGGCTGTCAAATGGTCGCCTTGGCATCTCGATTTTATTCACAACGTCAGTGACCGGGTGCGCGCGGGCCGCCCGCTTTCGGTCAAACAAGTCAAAGTTTTGCTCGATCTCGCGCGGCAGTATCGCGTCCAGCTAATCGACACGATCGAGCCGCACGTGCTGGATGGATTGCTGGCTGATCCGGTTTACCGGCTGATGCCGTACCTCCGCCAGATGGTGCCGCGCGAGGTGCGTCACCTGGGCAGCAATCGCTTGGCATTCCGGTTCTTCCCGGATGACATTGTGCGCGAGACCATCAAGCAAATGCAACCGAGTGCCCGCACACCGGCCGAGCGACCCTGCTTCAATCGCCAATACGGTTTGTGGATCGTCTGTGTCGATCGTCTGACCCTTTATCCCATTCGGCTGCTGATCGCGAATCAACACTTCCATGCCGATCAGGCCACGCTCGATTATCTGGCCCTGGCCGAGCAAAGCCGCGATCAGCCGTCTAGTGCCGCTCTGACGCCGGATGGCGAGATCATCCAGGTCATCGTGCGGGATAACCCATGGCTGGCCTCCTGGATGCTGGAAACAGCCGCTGGCGTTGAGCTTTGAACCAGCAGTTCGGCCTGCTCGCTACCCCAGCCACAGCGCGCCGGTTGGTGATCCTGGCGGGGGTCTGCAAACTCGATCTCAGCGAGTCGATCCGCGCCTTGGCCCAGCAACAGATGGTCCCCGAGACGTTGTTCGATCCGATCCTTTGCCCGGCTACTGAGGCCCGCTGCCTCGGCACCCAGTTCATCGCCGATTGTGGGTTTCGCTGCGTCGTGGTGCGGCGGTTTCTGCGGGCGATGGATATGACCAGCATACTCAATGCTACCCGCCTGGAACCAAGCAAGCGTGTGCTGATCCTAACCAATAGTCGGCTGACCTGGAAACCCGTGGTTAAATCGCTGTTCATGACGGACCGGGTGAGCTATTTCGCGCAACCTGAGCCGCTGTTGCAGGCCGCTGCAACCCTGCGCGATGGCATCTTGCTCGTCGATGTCAACACCCATGCCTCGAATGCAGGCTATCAGATCGCCAATGTGCTGCGTCTGTATCCGGCGAGTCTGATTTATGTGCGTATCGATGAGGGCGCCACGCCAAACGATCACCCGAGTTGGGCACAGTACTGGGTGCCATGGGCCGATCTGCTGTTCCCGCAAATGCCGCCCCTGGCGAACAGTCTCTGCCCGCTGCAAGAAGGCCTCTTCCACAACGTTTTGGTGCCGCTAAATCGTCTATAATATTTGAGGTTTTTGCGCCTATGTGAAGCTGACGATCAGTTTGATCGATTATTACGGCCCTGCATCAGTGAACATCTATTTTAGTGAGCTATCGATGCCATTACGGACCGCTACCCTTGTTGTAAAAGATTTTGTGAACTGCCGATTTGAGGGAGTCGATGATGCAACGAAAGCGCTGATGTGCGAGGCGCTGAAGTTCCATGTGCCTGAGGCCCGGCATATGCCGCAGTACAAATTGGGCCGCTGGGACGGCACGGTGTCGTTTTGCACCCAGGCAGGCAATACCTTCATCAATGTGATCGAGCGGGTGCTGCCCATCCTGATCGATGCCAATTACCAAATCGAGTTAATCGACCGGCGGCCGGATCATCGGTTCAGCTTCCCAGCCATCGATGAGCGCTATTTCGCCCAGTGTCTGTGGCCGGAGGGCCACGTGCATGCCGGACAGCCGATTTTGCTGCGCGATTACCAGATCACCGCGATCAACCTGTTTTTGTCGAATTTAAATTCGATCCAGCAGATCGTGATGGGCGCTGGCAAAACCATTTTAACAGCGGCGTTGTCACGCTCAGTCGAAGGTGTTGGGCGCTCGATGGTGATCGTGCCGAGCAAGAGTTTGGTCCGGCAGACCGAAACCGATTATCGCAATGTCGGTCTGGATGTCGGGGTGTTTTACGGCGAACGCAAAGACTATGGCCATCAGCATACGATTTTTACGTGGCAAACGCTTGTCTCCCTGGCCAAACGGGGGCGCGCCAAAGGCAAAGCGTCCTCGTTGACCGCTCTGCTCGATGGGGTGATCTGCGTCATCTGCGATGAGTGTTTCGCTGCTGATACACCGGTATTGACGCCCACCGGGTGGCAGCCAATCCAGACCCTACAGGCGGGCGATCGCGTGATCAATTGGGATCAGCAAGCCCTGCTTTTCAAGGAGGATCGCGTCGTGAAAGTGCATGAAAATACTATGACAACAGAAAATATGTATGAACTCGTGATGGATGATCAGACGAGCCTCCAAGTTACCGGAAACCATCGTTTCCTCACCGGTCGCGGCTGGGTGCGCGCCGACGAACTTACACCGGCTGATGAGATTGTGGCATTCAACAGTTGTGCCGCCTAAGTTCAAAACATTTCTCCTTCGATCATTCCCCGTGGACTGCCAACATTAAAATGCAAATTCGTAAATTTGCATTTGACTGACCGCCTGGGCAGTGGCAAAAAGCAGCCGTCCCCATTCGGAGAAACCATCATGCGATATGAAAGTCTTGAACAGTTGTTGGCACCAGCCTTTCAGGCCTACGGAGAGATTCAGAAAATCCACAGTCGCGATAGTCGCTGGCGCGAATTGTTGACCGCGCAGGCTTTGTTCGTCCACCGGGCGATTAACTGCGCGGAACTTCCTGATCTGGCCGATTCCGTTCTACGAGAGTATCGATCGGCCTGTGATTCCCACGCGGTCAACAATCGCGATCCGTTATTGAAAGTGCTGAATGTTATTACCGAAATGTTTCGCCATCGTTGCGTCAACCACGAGGCACCATACTCGGGTTCAACGCTTCGGAACATGGCGTTCGCTGCGAAGTCGATACAAAAACTGTGGCTAGCTGGCGGCGGCCGGTTGACCGAAGACAGTATTGCATTTTTCCTCGCAACCCTGCGGCGTAAGTCGATTCACAAGTGGGCTGAGGAATGGACTGAAAGCGAACGGAAAGCAAAATCAACAGCAGCAGTGATTCGCATTGGCGGCGATGGGCGGGCTCGGGTTGAAAGCGAGCCATCAAAGGCTCGACCGGATGCCAATCAGAACGAAACACCATTTGCCGAGGCGGCGTTTTCTGGACTCGACACGTTGCCTCTTTGGAATGAGATCGTCAAGCGCGACCGGGTGCGACCAGGAGTGCATATAGTCGAACTTTGCGTCACGCTCGACGGAACTATCATCGAAAAGCCGACCTTCGTTTAGGTTAGTCTACCGGGGGTGGCGCGCCGCCCCCGGCTTGTAACAAGGCCACGCCATCTACCGTGATCTCATATATAAACACGTTTTTGTTGGATAGTGATGAGCGCGCTTTAGCGATTGACCGCACCAGGGGTGGTTCGGCCTTGGCCAATTCGGTGAGTCGGGCGTGACCCCAATGCTGCCCAGTGGCAGGAAAGGCATTGATCCGATCCAATTCTGCCAACAACTCGTTTCGATCCATCGGCCGACCCGCCGCCTGTAAGATCGATAAAATCAAGCGATGGCGCGCGCCAATACTCACGTTACGGAGTATACTCGGGGTGCTGCACAATCGCGCAGCAATTCGTTGTTGTACTTGCTGCTGATCGGTCTCCCGAAACATTTCGGTCAGCGCGGTTGAAAACGCGTCATCATGCGTCGGGGAAATAACATGGGCGACTTCATGCAACGCGGTTCCGATGATCCGGAAGTGATCGAGCCGGTCACTGATCGTGTAGGCGTCGGCGCCGCTATCGAGCAACGGATTGAGATAGAATATGTGATCATTGTCCAATCTGTAATAGGCGCAATTGGGACCCAGATACCAGCCAACGCCCCAACACAGCGATTCCCGCACGTAGATTCGCATCATCGTGTCGATCGCATCAGACACGGCAATTTGCCATGCCGATAATAAATGCTTGCGGGCGATTGTCATATTGGCACGCAGGTGCGTCGTAAACAGGTGATCATTCGCTGCGACCACATCAAGGAGAAACGGATCAATGTGATCGGCGGGGATCGAAGTGCGGCGCCGCCGATCAAAAATGCTATAACTCTCGAAAATCGTTCCGGTTGTTTTTTGCAAGGCCATCGTGAACTGTGGCTCCGAGGATGTCTAGGTTCATATCGACAGGCGGCGTTGAGGTCAAGATGATTTCGTGCGTCGTGGTCTGCGCATGGGTATAATGATATTCGATCGTCTTCTGCTGACAAGTGCGGCCGTGCCGGGAGAGCAACGCTTTAAGGTCTGCGATCGCCAGCAATCCATCACTCCGATAACTGAGGACAATTACGGCGTCCGGCCATTTTGCTTCGATTTCGATCAGTTCACCGGCCGCGCTCGCCGGATCATGCCAGCGGCTTGGCAAATTCAAGATCGGCCGATGCCGCCGCCGCCGATCAAACCGACCAAACGCAGTATAATCAAGTAAGCCGGTTAAAAAATGATAACCGTCAGCGTAATCGGTGGCACCATTCTGTCCGAGATACGGCGGATCGAGGTACACGAGATCGTACTGGGCGAACTCTAGAAAGCCATGACGTGTGTTCCGGCATAGTGCAGTGCCTTGTGCGTTGGTCGGCCAGGACACACGGCGTAATTCGGTCAACGCCGTGAGGGCGTGCTGTAAGATCGGGGCGTCCCATGTCGTCTTGTTACCGAAACTTCGCTTCACTGCGCCTATGCGTAAATTGAGATTGTGCCGATGAAACAGACCAAATGGCCGCTTCATCAGCAACGCCTGACCAATTAGATAAATGTAAAGCCGACGGCGGTCTGCGGTAAGGTGAGCGCTCTGTTGGCAGAAACTGTCAATCTCACTATTCTCTTGGTCGGTGAAGTAAATGCCGCTGAAATGCAGGCTTACCAATGCCGGTTCGATATGGCGCGCACGCAACAAGCTCCCTAGCTCGTTCGAGACCTCTTCGGTTGATGGCAAATTTTGGGCGACCGTGCCTAGAAATAAAGCAGCCGTGTTTTGATTATACGGAAGATAATCGTTCGCATCGGTCTGCCAACCGAGCAATCGCAACAGCAGAGTAACACTGCCGGAGCCGCTATATAAATCCAATGCCCGGCCGATCGGTCGCCCCGCGAAGGATTGGCGCAAATCAACCAGAAGTTTGCGCTTCGATCCGTGATAGCGAGTGCTGGGTATCATTGAAGTTAGATCGCTGGCGATCCATATCAGATCGGATGAACGCAACATCCAATATCTATCTGGGAGATATTGCGTTTGTAGAGACGGAGCCGCTGGTATTATGAGTATTAGGAAGTTATATGAAACTCATCCGTCGATCGCAGATCGACACGCCGCAAAAGACCTATAATCTGCATATTGAACGCGACCATAATTACGTAGCCAATGGCGCCGTGGTGGCGAATTGCCACACCATCAAGGGAAAGGAACTCAAATCGTTACTATGCGGCGCGTTATCGGATGTGCCGATCCGCTGGGGCGTCACTGGCAGTGTGCCCAAGGAAGATCACGAGTCGATTTGTCTGTTGGCGGCGATCGGGCCATTGATCGGCACCCTCTCGGCGGCCGAACTGCAAGAAAAGGGCGTGCTGGCAAACTGCAAGATCGAAATCCGCCAGTTGATCGACCCGGACTATGAATTCGCGGACTATCAGGAAGAACATGAATTCCTGCTGACTGATCCGCAGCGGCTGGCCTATGTCGCCAAGTTGATCGAAGGCTGGGCGGCCACCGGCAATACCATGGTGCTGGTCGATCGGATCGAAAGCGGCAAACGGCTGCAAAAGCTGATCCCTGACTCGGTGTTCGTGTCAGGCAGTACTAAAGAAACTACCCGGCAACGCGAATATAATTCCATTCAGACCGCGACAAACAAGATCATAGTAGCTACCTATGGCATCGCCGCAGTCGGAATCAATATTCCGCGCCTGTTCAACTTGGTGATCCTCGAACCGGGAAAGTCATACGTGCGTAACACCCAGGCGGCGGGACGGATTCTGCGCCGGGCCAATGACAAAAGCGATGCCGTGATCTATGATGTCTGTTCGTCATTGAAATTCTCGGCACGGCACCTGACGAAACGCAAAACCTATTACGCCGAGGCGGGCTATCCAGTACAGAAAGTCCGGCTGCGGTATCCGTAGCCACGCAACACCCCCACTACGGGCTTCCAGCGGGGGCTACGCGGCGTCTAGGACATTTTAGCTAGCTGGGCGCCACCCGTTCAGTGACGCCGCGTAGACCGCCTCAGAAGCCTGTATTTGATGGATGGTTTTATCAAGGAATAAAAATGGTTTTAATTTTGACCAATCAAAACGTCGCGTTTGACATGAATCGCATTCCGTTGCCATCGGCCAATGCTTCGACGGTGGATGAGATCGAGGATTTACGGTATTGTGTGTTGGATTACAGTGATCAGGAGGAAGTCGATTTCTATTTCATTCCGTTGATCTTTCTCGACGCGTTCTCGCGGCCGTCCGCCGACCTGCAAATCGGCAAATACCGGGTGCAGCTTCCGCTCGATTGGTCGATCGTGATCGCCGATAAGGATTTTGGCTATGTCGAGATTATCGAACTGAAGGACCTGCGCGATCGGCCGTTCGAGGCGTTCATCTTGAATCCGATTACCAGCTATATGCCGGATTTCGGCGAGATCGTGCACGTGAACAACTTCCCGGACGTGACCTGGACACTGCCTAAATTAAAATACGGGCATATCCTGGTGGTGCCCTTGGAAAATCGCCCGAATCCACCGTGTATATGTTGCGTCAAGGATGTACATCGGTTACCCGAAGTGCTTGATATAACTAAGATTTTCTCTTGATCAAAGGCCCTATTATGACATCTTTTCACGATCGACGTGATCAATTGCTGGAAGAATATTACCGACTGATCGGCAAGGGAAACATGAAAGCCGCGAGCCTGTTGATGGCCGAACTGTTCATGTTGCTCAGCGAGCGCTTTGACGATGTCAGGGCGCTGCCCACCAATGGGGTTGGGTCGTTCGATAACTGTACTTACCAAGCGCTCAGTGATTATCTGCCGGGGGCGCCATTTGTCGAGCATTCAGCCGCTCCCGCGCCGCTGGATGGCCGCGACCAATTGGACTTGTTTGGCGAGACTGCCGCTGAGATTGCCGCTCCTGAGGATGCGTTTCCGGCGACCGAGAGACTGAATAAACTCGGGCGTCGCATCGGCGTTCCTGGGGTGATTCGACCCAGGCTCCGCAAGTAAGCGTGCTGAATCGGAAACCCCGCCGATGATCAAATCACGCGACGGGGTTCCTAGCAACCGTGGGACAGCAGCACATGCAAGTCTGCCCGCTGGTATTTAGATCACGGCGCGCAAGGTGAGGATTTCATGATGGCAAAATCATACAAGCTGAACATTTTCCAGGCCCTGGCCAAGATCGATCAATGCGAGGGTGGCTGGCTGGCGAAACAACCGGATGCTGTGCGCCGGGAATTTATCCCCTTGACGGCCCTGCGATGGACGGTTTCGGTGCCCGACTCGGAGATGGCCTGTTATAATCTGTGGTTGGTGAATGAGCGGGTCAATATCCATCTGTGGAAATTGCAACAACGCCATCCCGACCTGCTCTTTCGCCTGCTCGCCTCGTGCGGCTTTGGCACTGCGCTGGAGCATCGGTGGCTCGCCGGACCGGGCGGGCGCGGCGTAGCGGACAAGGCGCGCGCCCTGGTCGCGGATATGCATCCCGAGTGCAACGATGACGAAATCACCACGCTGCTCAGCCTGCATGACCGCGTCAGCTTCAAGCAGTTCATCGACGAATGCGGAGTGCAACCCGACGATGCCAAAGCGATCCTCGCCGCCTTCAACGGACAGTCCAGTAAAACCAATCCGCAAGGCAGCGAAACCTCGGGCCAAGGCAACCCCGCCCAAGGCCGAAAAACCAAAGCCGCCACTGCACAAATGTGAATTTTGTGGCAAAGTCTATCAGAGCGAAACGCGGTTTATGCGGCATGGGTGCGAGGCAAAACGGCGCTTTCTGCAACGCGATGACAAACCGGTCAAACTCGGCTTCATGGCATTCCAGCAATTCTATCTCCGCAGCATGCGCAAAAAACCGCCCTTGTACGAGGCGTTTTCCCGCAGCAGCCTGTATCCCGCCTTCGTGCGCTTTGGTCGCTACGTCATCGACCTGCGCGTGGCGAAGCCGCTGAGCTTTCTTGATTTTCTCCTCGGTATCGAGGCGCCAATAGATCGCTGGACGAAACCATTGCTGTACGAAACGTATATACGGGAGTTAAACAAGAACGAAACGCCGCTTGACGCATTGGAACGGAACTTTCTACTTATGCAGCAATGGGCCAACGATACCGGCGATCATTGGCAGGATTTCTTTCGCCGGGTCGAACCGCCATTGGCCGCTTTATGGATCGCCAGCGGCCGGATCAGCCCCTGGGTGTTGTTTGTGGCGTCCAGTGCGCATGACCTGTTGAACCGATTCAGCCCGGAGCAACACGCCATTCTCGATGCCGCCATTGATCTGGGCTTTTGGCGCCTGAAAATCAAACATCATCAGCACGACGTGGATATCATCCGGGCGATGCTCACCGATCATGGGATATAACAGATGGATAACGAACGCGCGGCGTTTATCGCCGCCATGTACCGCGAAGAACCCAAACGCCAACCGACCCAGCGGGTTGAGACCCCGGCTGGCAAAAGCCGCAAAATTCGCGTCGGCATCGTCGAATACGAAGTCCCGACGATGGCCTATGTGGAAACCTTGGAACGGCTGGTGGCGATCCAGGGCGTCGAACTGGTCCGGCAGAAACGTCTGCTGAATAGCCTGCTGGACGATCGCGTCAATACCCGTAACACCTTGAATCGCCAATCCGGCGCCATGCGCGATGTCAGAGCGCAAATGGACACCAAAATCGGCCGCACCATGGAGTAATCTATGACCGAGGTCATCATTTACGATTATTATGTCAAACAGCGGATGATCTACACACTGACGGCAGCGGATTTTGCCGAGTATACCGCACGCTGTGACCAGACCGATAAGCTGCTGGTCGCCATGCAGGACCATCCGTTCTTCGAAGGCTGTCGGCATTGGGGCGATCTCGAATTACGCCATCTGCATGTCATGATCGTCAATGTCTTGCAGATCGTCGGCGAGTCCTCGGACGAACAACAGGTCAATCCCGCCAATCAAGCGGTGCAGAGTTTGACCTTCTTGCTCTGTGCCTTGCTCGGGCGGCTGCGACGCAAGGACGTGCATATCGATCTGCTGCGGGTCACCCGCATGACGGTGGATAACGTGGTGTATGATTATTGTGCCACGCTCGACATCGAGATCGCGCCCACCCCGGTGTCATCGTTGCGACTGATCGTCGTATGACCGACATCGATATCGATTTTGCCGATCGGACTCCGGCACTGGCGGGCCTGCGGTGGGTTGCCGCTGTGCAGAGGCGGAACGCCCATCGCGAGCGGCATGTCTCCGGCGTCTACTTCCAAGATATTCCGATTGACCCGCTCGATGGCATGGCGGTGTGGGATTACGAAGACGCTGCCGATCGGGGGTATTTCAAGATTGATTGTCTCAACAACCTGATCTACACAGGGGTGCGGGATGAGGCGCATTTGATCGACCTGCTGGTGCGCGACCCGCCGTGGGATGCCTTTGCTGACCGGGATATTGTTGCCGCGCTGGCTCATATCGGCGGCCATCATGAAATCGCGCGCATGATCCGACCAAGAAGCATAATTGATCTAGCGATTTGCATCGCCCTGATTCGACCGGGCAAGCGACATCTTGTGGGGTGTTCTCGCGAAACGATTGATAAAGAAGTGTGGATCAGGACCGAAAAATACTACTATAAAAAGGCCCACGCTGTCGCGTTTGCCACAGCAATAGTCGTTCAACTGAATCTTCTGGTCGAACAAGCGTTGATGAGCGAATAGGATCGGACAACTCAATCTGAGGGACCAACAAAATCATGCGTGTGTTCAACTACCCGTCTGAACTCGGCGTCCGGAACATCCGGTTTGAGGATCGGTATCCCGAGCATTATTGGTGGTTGACTGAAAGTCGGCTTGACTTTAAAGTCAGACACTATGTCTATCCAGATTTTGTCACGCCGCGCACCCAGGTGAATCTAGCGCAATTTGAATTTGCGGTGGAGTTCAACGACGAAACCGAGGCGACGATGTTCGCTTTGTATAGTCGGATGCGCCCATCGTGATGGCTAGGCGTTCGCGTCCATGGCGTCAGAGTGTGAGGCGTGATCTACAATCTACGCACCAGGGTGATCTGGCGCTTGCGGACCCGGCGGGCGATGATCTCTTGCAATGACACGGCCGGTCCAGCTTCCAGATTGAAATCCTTCCGACTGAAATGCTTGAGACAGTCGCGGAAATCAAATCTTTTCTTTAAAAACACATTGATCGGCGTCAATCGATTGCTCTCCCACCACCACATTTCGCCGCACAACAGAAAATCTTTGCGCCGACCTGCGTCACCAATAGAACTGATCAAATACATCGAAATCAACTGCGCGTCACAGTTTTGAACAATGCCGAGATAGGGCGTGTTGAGCATCGTCCCATACGACAAAAACGGATAGGTTTCGAGAACGCTTTTGATATTGTCATCCATTACATTTACGCACCAAAATCAAATATTTAGCGGTTTGATTTCGCACGTTTTTTGTCCGCTTATAGTGACAATGTCTGATCCCAGGATTCGATGCGTTTAGCGTACAATTTATCGATCAGGCCGAGATCACGCAGGGCCTTGAACGCCAGATTGTTGTCGGAGAATTCGCCGCCGCTTAGCAAGCCGCTTTGCCGCATGGCGCGCAGCCGGTCGATCATCTGATCGATTGATTTGGCGTCCGGGCCGCCCACCAATAGACCCTCTATCTCGGCTTCTAGCGTGGCCACCTTGGCGGCGATCGCGGTGTCGTCGGCCTCCGGGCGATCGGGGGAAGGCTTCGCGATCCAGTGATTGTGCAGGATGCTAAAGATGCCATTGGCGATGACTTCTTCATTGGCGTCTTCGACATACAATTCGACCGGACAGCCAAACACGCTGATCGAATAGGTCCGGCCCCAGAGCGCCTTTTTGGTGGTGAACACGTTTGCCGCCAGATCGGGACAGGAGGTTTGCGCGAAGTTGACAATCAAATGCACATCGACATCGCTCAGTGCGGTGTAGTTGAACGCCGCATTCGAGCCGGTCAAAATGAGGTCGCTGACCACCAGCCGATCGACGTCGAGGAACTTATAAAACGCCAGCGCTGATTGAAAGAGTTTAAGGCGCACAAGCGGTTTTAACTGGCCGTGAAGCCACAGTTTCGGATTGAGCCGGGGCTGGAAACTAAACGCATGTGCCATAGCAGTATTTAATCACCCGCGTCAAAATACCGACCGGCTCACAATTCAGCCGCAAGCTCGTATACTTGATTGAGAACATAGCAATCACCCGCCGCTGTTGAAACGATTTCAAATCGGCCACTGCCATTGAAACCGATGCTCAAAGTGGCAGCCGAGGCAGTGGCATTACTAGCGGTCCCCAGCGTAATCAGAGCGGCGGTCGGGGTGGCGCGCATCTGCTCAAAACCGAGCGTGCTATCGAAATACTCATTCGCAGCCATCGCCGGACCCCGCGCATTGATCGACACGCGCCGGTAGTAGCGGCAGCATTCCGCCCAATCATGCGCGATGCCCTTGATCTCGATCGCGGAAGCCGTTAACCCCCGTTCAAGCTGGAACGCTGATGTTTTATAGACCAAAGTACCCGAACCAGTGGCGACGATCGCCTGAAAGAACAGCATCAGGCCCGTACTCGCAGCGGACGGGACTGTGAAACTGACTTGCAGCCGTGTCGGCGTGCTGGTGAGCGCGACAGTTCCCTGCGTGATCGTGGTGAGCGTTGAGCCCCAATTATCGCTGATGGATGGCGTTTGCGTAACAAAGGCCAAGGTCACCGTTCCAGCCGATAGTGTCGCCGAGGCATAACAACTGGCCACCACAGTCTGACCCACCAGATCAACAATATCAGCCGCTTCGAGCCGCTGCCCGAGATTGATCACATTGCCCACTGCTGTGGCAGTCATACTGGCGGATAGCACCTGATTATTCGGCCCGTAGCCAGTGCTTGTGAGCAGAGCCGTGGTTACCGTAGTGGTCCCGTTTACCATCCAGCGATCGGCCGTATAAATCTGCCCGGCACTGCTCCAGGAAGCGCCACGCTGGGCGATCCGCAGCAAACTGTTAAACAGCCGATTGCGACCGATATTGCTAAATGCCGGGGTGGCGAATTCGGTCGTGGCGGCCTGGGAGGAATAGTCCCCAGCAAGCGGGGTCGGCGCGAGCAATGTGGCAAACACCCCCGCAGCCACGCCAAAACCGTAAACCGAGGAGGCCATCTGGCCCAGACCAGGATTGGGCGCTACCGCCACATACACCCCAGCGCCATAGATGACGCCTAGAAGCGTGGTGAGACCAGTCGCCGGGGTTGCCGACCAATTGATGCCATCGGGTGAGGTGATCGCGTCCGTGGTGCCATTCGCAACCGCCAGGAACAGGTTATTGCCATAGGTCACCGACACCCAAGCGCGCGAGGCCGGGAGGGACCGCACAGTCCACGTCACCCCATCGGGCGAGGTGGCAGCGATTGCTGAGTTCTGCGCGATGATCACGAAGAGACCGAGATTGCCCGCAACATAAGGCAAAAACAACCCATACGTCATCGAGACCCAGTTCGAACTGCTCGGCAAGGCGTTTTGATACCAATTGATACCATCGACCGATTTCAGCAGCACAGTCGAATTGGCAGCGAACACAAGATAGGCGCCGTTTCCAAAATAGACCTGCACCCACGCGCCCGAGACCGGAAGGGCGCGCTGGGTCCAGGTGATCCCGTCCGGCGAAGTCGCCATGATCGTGGCGTTCTGCATCACGGCCAGAAATCCAACCGCCCCATAAGTGACGGTTACCCAGGGTCCACTGGTCGGCAAAACGCGTTGGGTCCAAGTCACCCCGTCTGGCGAAGTGGCCGCAACGGCTGAATTATAGGCAATCGTCACGAATATCCCATTGCCATAGGTAATATCCGTCCAGTTCTCACTGCTCGGGAGACTATGGGGCGTCCAGTTCATCGCATCATCCGACACCGCAGTGGCAGTCGTTCCATAGGCGACCATGACGAACAAACCGCCGCCATAGTATACAGAATTCCAATTGCCCTGGCTCACGCCTTGACGCTGCGTCCACATTCCTGTGCCCGCAACGCCAATAACAGTGCTATCGATCCCGCCTGACGCGCTGAAAATACCATCACCGGTCAGTGAGGCGGCTAAGGTCGTGGCGCCATACCATTTAAAACTTGTTGCCGGACCAAAAGCAGGCAATCCGCACCACAGCGTGCCGGAATCGATGCCGATCGCATAATCCACCAGACCGCTATCCCTGGTCGGATATAACACGAGCTTTTCGCCGATCGAGGGCGTCGTGTAACTGGGCGGCGCCACCCCAGCATCCAAGAAATAGATCGTATTCGCCGTGGCGTTGGTCAACTGTAAGGCGCCGGTCAGCGAGACCGTGCCAGTGAACGTTGGGCTGGCCAAGGGCGCGGCGGCATCAGCCGTCAGAGCAAACGGGGCAATCAAGGTCAAAGACACAATGGCGGCGCCACTGAGCGAGAGCAGGGCGGCATTTCCGGCCGAAGATGACACCACAGTTCGGGTCAGCGAGGTGGCATTGGTGAGAACCCCAGCCCCGCATTCCCAATTCGCCCCGTCCGTGATCGTGTAGAAGATCGTGCCGCCGCTGGTCAACTGACCATTGCTGACCGCTTGGGCGAAGGATTGGTAGCCGCTGGTCGCCGCCCCCAGCGTCAGCGAGCCGGTGCCAATGGTCGCAGTCGCGCACTGCACATGATCGGCAAATTGCAACACGACCGTGCTAGCCGGACCATCAAAGCCTAAGGGTGCGCCACTGAGCGCTTGAGTCGTCATTGCGGATTATCCAAACTCGATGGCATGATTAGAGGTCGGCCGACAGCGCGAAGGTCTGCCCAAACGCGTAACAATCGCCTGTTGCATTCGGCGTCAGAAAGAATCGGCCACTGGTGTTGGTCACCGGAACCAAATTGCCACTCGTGATGGTGACATTCAGCGCGCCGCCACTGCTCACGAAACTCGAAGTCGGCACCACCCGCATGGCCCCAAACGTCACATTGCTTTCATAAAAATACCCCGCCACGGAAAAATACTGCCGCGCACTGACCTGAATCTGCCGGTAGTATCGTTCACAATTGATCACTTCATGACTTAACTCACGCGTTTCAGGCACCGAAGCCTTGGTGCCGACCTCCATCTGGATGTTGGAAATGTTGAATGTTGTCGCCCCGCCGGTGCCGCTCACAAGCTGCATCACGATGCACAATTCAAGCCCCGTCGTGGCCCCAGCGGGAATGCCGACCGAGCCTTGCAGACGGCTCACGCTGCCAGTCAAAGGCACACTCACCGTCGCGCTGTTCGTGCCGCTGGTCCAACTATCGGCCGAGGGCGGGTATTGCACATAGAAAAACGCCGAGTAGGTGCCAGTGGCGACAGTGCCACTGGCATAAAAACTGACCGTCACCGTCTGTCCGGCAAGGTCCATCGAATCGGCCGCTTCGAGTCGTTGAAACAAATAGAGATTCTGCCCAATCGCGGTGAATGTGCCAGTTACAGCCAAGTAGTTTGGCGCCGAACCGAAGGCCGTTGTGCCATTTACTGCAACATTGGATGCGACCGCGCCCGATACGCTCCAGCGATCCGCTGTGTAATTTCCGGCTGCCGCACCAAAAGTAAAACTGGTGCCGCGCTGGGTCACCTGCATGCGGCCATTATGCAGCCGATTGCGCCCAGTATTGGCCATAAGCGGGGCCACGAAGCGCGTTGTGGCGATGTTGGTCGAATTGTCCCCGGCAGTCGGTGTCAAAGCCTGTAAGGCTGTGAAGGTCCCGGTCACCCCAATATTGGGGCCAATCACGCCGGACACGCCACCGATCGTGTACAGACTGCCAGTGCCACTCAAGGTGACGATGCTGGCCGTCCCGGCAAACCATTGAAATTGCGCAGTGGGTTGATTGACATCAAACCAGAGCGTGTTCTGATCGACCCCAATGGCGAAATCCGTGGTCGAGCCGCCAGCATTCGCCCAGAGGATCAGTCTGGTCCCAACCGAGCTTGTGGTGAAGGTGGGCGGCCCCAGCGCCATCGCACTATAGGGAAACGAAATCACATTTGCCGTGGCATTGGACAAGTTCAAAGTTCCACTCGTCAGGGTCACGCCACCCGTTAACACCGGATTGGCAAGCGGGGCGGCGGCCATCGCCGCATTGGCGAACTGAGTGGTCAGGGTAATCGCCACCTGGGCACTGCCACTCAGCGCAATTGCTGTAAGACCACTCGATGACGAGACGGCGCCCCGTGTGAGCGTATCCGGCGATCCAGCCGTATAGACACCAGCACCACATTCCCAATTCAAACCGTCCTGGATGACATAGTAAACACTGCATCCGGAAGTCAATTGACCGGTCGCGACCGCCTGGGCAAACGTCTGATAGCCAGCCGTGGCGGTCGAGAGACTGATCGTCCCCGTACCTACAGTGGCTGTCGTGCAACGTACTCGATCAGCGAACAAAACGGCCAAGCCTGCGTCTCCCTCATGCCCCCCGATCAATCAGGATCACGGGGTCTTGCGATATTTAGGCTCGCTTACAAATCCGCCGAGAGTCCATACTGCGCAAACAAACTATAGGTATCGCCTGCCGCAGTTGAAATAATCTCGTAACGCGCATCCGATGTGCCTTGCACGTACAATCCGGCAGTCGCCAGATTGGGTGAGGTGTATTGCGCGGTCGTGAGCAAGGTCGCAGATGGCGCGATCCGCATGCGCGGGAAACTGATATTGGAATCATTCGAGACGTTCGCCGTGGTCAGCCAGCCTCGCGCCGATACGCCGACTATGCGATAATAGCGGCGGCACTCGACCATTTCTTCGGCCAAAGGTTTGTCCTCGAACGCCGTGGCACTACCGCCTAGCTCAAGCTGAAGACTCGATAGCGTATAAACTACAGTACCCGTGCCGCCTGCACAGGTCAGTCCAAAGATGATGTTCATGCCATTCGTCACACTCGGCATGACGAAACTGAATTGCATCCGAGCAGCGAACGGGAAACTCGCGACCGATTGCGAAATGGCATTGGTGAGCGTGGCCGACCAGTTGTCCTTCGCCGAAGTCGTCTGGATGCTGATCGTCACGGAATTCTGGTTGATAGTCGTGCCACTTGCAACCACTGAGCCATACCAACTGACAGTCACCGTCTGCCCCGATAGATCATGGCAATCGCTGGCGCTCATCCGCTGCATGATTTGCGTGGCAGTCGAACTGCCAGTCACCGGCAGGGTCATGACACAGACCGATTGTGATGGCCCATACCCACTGAGCGCAGCAAACGATATGGTCGCCGGACCATTCGCCCCGAGCCAGCGATCAGCGGTATAAACCGACGCCGGATTGACGAAGGAGGTGCCCCGGCTCTGAATGCGGAAGCGGGCATTGTGCAAGCGATTGCGTCCGATATTATAGACCATCGGGGCCACAAATGCAGTCGTCGCGATCTGTGTACTCGATGTGCCAAGACTCGGCGTGCTGGCGATCAACGAGGTGAATGTTCCGGCCGCTGGCGAAACCCCGCCAATCACCGTGTTGTCAATTCCCCCATTGAACGTCCAAACGCCCGCCCCCGACAGCACGGCCACCTGAGTGACTCCGGCATACCAAACAAACTGCTGCGTGTTCGCTGGCACTGAGGCCCATAACGTGCCGCCTGTAATGCCCAGGGCATAATCCGTCGAACTGCTACTGAGCGAATTATACAGCACCAGTTTGGTTCCAACCGAACGCGTGGTGTAACTCGGCGCGGCAATGCCGGGATTGAGGAAGTTGATGGTCGGCGTCGTGCTATTGGTCAGCGCTAACGGACCGGTAAGCGTCACAACGCCGGTAAACACAGGGTTGGCACTCGGGGCGGCGAGGGTGCTTTGCGTGGCAAACGCAGCCGTTAACGAAAGGGCCACAACAGCCGCGCCACTGAGGAAAATCGCACTGCCGCCCGCTGAGGATTCGGCCACAGTACGGGTCAGCGTATCGGTCGCGAGATCAGTATAGATGCCGCTGCCGACCTCCCAATTCAGACCGTCATCGATCGCATAATACACCGTGCCAAGACTGACTAACTGGCCGTCTAACAAGGCCTGCCCAAAGGAGCGAAAGCCGATGGGCGCAGCGCCGAGGCTGAGCGTGCCGGTGCCCAGTGTCGAAGTATTGGCCCGCACCCGTTCTGCATATAAATTGGCCACCGCCGTCCCCTTGGTTTCCGGTATTTAGCGGCAACCAAGCCATGCTATCAGCCTTCCGTGGAATGGTTCAGGAACAAAGCCAAGCGTTTCTTGATATGCTCGATATACTCGCTCTCCTGTTCAATCAGAATGGCATTGAAACCTTCCTCCACAGCCGCCAATCCAGTGGTGCCCGATCCAGCAAAGCAGTCTAATACCGTGCCGCCCGTTGGTGTGATCAGGCGGCACAGATAGCGGATCAGCGACAAAGGCTTCATCGTCGGATGTTTCGATCCCTCACGCTCTTTGGGCGAAACCTTCGATGTATAGAAAAACCGAGCAGCAGTGCCGGTGTCATCGAAAAACGAGCCAGGTACACGATCCCAATGATTGTAGATGCCGTTTTGTCCAGTCCGACTAGGTTCATGCCCTCTTACCGGTGCTGAAGCCCCTCGTTTACCATATTTGGCGAATTCTTCCATCACTTCGTCTGAGCCGTCATGGATTACGTTAGTGGGCCAGCGTCCTCGGATCGTGTCTTCAACGGCGATACTGCCACGTACATCAAATGCTCCATAAGTTACCGCGCCATGGGAGTTTGAACGACCCGGACGCGGCCCATCAGTTGGTACCCTGCACTCATCAATATTGATATTACCTGTGCCATGTGTCATTACGTTTACTGCCACTGTGCCACTCAATGGCTTACGCAACAACCACCAATCTTCACACGCCGGTTTTAGATGATTGCTTGATTTGGGAAATCCGCTTCCAAACAGGTAAGCAATGCGATCTCTAACCTCCCAACCTGCGTTCTCCCAGGCGGTCGCTGTCCAATGTGATGTCCGGGGAAAGCTCCACACCAGAGCATAACCACCCGGTTTGGTAAGCCTGAGACATTCGGCTGAAATATATGTCATCCACATAATCCAATCATCCCGTCCGCCTTTGTTAGAATCCCAAACCTTTCCCATGAACGAAATGCCACCGGGTGGGTCTGTCACGATCGCGTCTATTGACTCGGTTGGCATTCTTTTCATCATTTCGAGGCAATCGCCCTCATACAGATTAATCGGCATTGAATTGAATCATCCTTGTGTGAATGGGGCGGTTCCCAAGTAATGTTCGACATCAAAAACCGTGCTGAAGCTAGAGATTGTTCCTTCCTATGGAACGTTAACAACGGCACAACTTTGTGCGAAGAATGTCATTTAGCTGAACATGGCAGAACTTTCAGGACCTCAGAAGCACGCCCTAAGCGATGCATCCTTATTCAGGCAAGGATAACTGATGATGGAGCCATGGTTCCATACGCTTGAACTTAGCTTGGGTAGCGACAATGATTTCGCCTTCCAGCATGTCGTTATTGTGGATCATCAATTTGATCACGGCACGCAGATCGCCTATTTCATTTTGTAGGCGCTGCCGATTGGTCAATGCGTTGACCCCGTCAAACGGGTTGACGCTCTCATAACCATGCCGCAATATTTTGCCGCCCATCTGGATGATCTCGCCGCATTCTTCGACAAGCAATGCTACGCGCTCGGCTTCTGC